GTTGGTGGAGGTAAATATACTATACGAGTTTTATATGGAACCATTACTATTATTAAACGATTTAGTCAATCAACAACATTACTAGACTGCGCATTATGAGCTGTTTTGATGTACAAATTTTAGATCCCAATATCAACACCATAGAAATCGAAACTTGTATTGGTGATCAGCCATCATCTATAGATATAGTTACATATGACAATACTGCACTAGTAGAAGTTTCTCATTGTATAGCATTATTGCCTTCGGATATTAGTGAGCTAATTCCTGTGCAAGATATAGTGGCTGGTAGTGGAATCTCAGTTAGTAGTATTAGTGGCATATATACTATTTCATCAAATAATAGTGATCCTGTAAGTCTATTAGAAACCGTACAAGATATTATTGGTAATAGTGGGTTATTAGCTGGAAATTATATTAATATTAATTATAACGATAATACAGGATTTACTACAATATCTGCCACTGGATTACAACCTAGTGGCAATTATGCTAATGCTATTCATACTCATACTAGTAGCGATATAACAGATTTTAATAGTAGTGTAAGCGGTTTGTTACCAAGTGTAACTGGCACTGGCTATGTCTCTTCGTCTTTTTCTAATAATCTTTATACTATTTCTGTAACAGGACTACAACCTAGTGGAAATTATAGCGTTGATGGTCATACTCATACAAGCTCTAATATTACAGATTTTAACTCTAGTGTTAGCGGACTTCTTCCTGTTAAGAATATTAGTGCTGGCAGCGGCATAGGAATATCTTCAGTTTCTGGTGATTTTACAGTTAGTGTTACTGGGACTTTTGGTCTTACTGACGAAGAAGTTGATGATAGAGTAAGTAATTTATTAGTGGGTGGTAATTATGTAAATCTTAATTATAATGATTTAGGAAACAGTCTAATAATTTCTGTTACTGGCGTTCAGCCAAGTGGAAACTATAGTTTAATTGGACACTCTCACAATACTAGTGATATAACAGACTTTAATAGCGGAGTAAGCGGACTCCTTCCTAGCGTTAGTGGCAGCGGATATATAGTATCGTCTTTCGCTAATAATATCTATACTCTTAGCGCTAGTGGGCTACAACCAAGTGGTAACTATAGTGTTGTTGGTCATTCACATGTTATAGCTGATGTTTCGGGATTGCAAAATGCTTTAGATAGTAAACAACCAAGTGGAGTTTATGCTAGTGGTATTCATTATCATATTAGTTCTGATATCACAGACTTCAATAGTGCTGTTAGTGGATTGATTCCTCCGTCTAACTTTACTTCACTAACTGGATTAAGCGGAATAGTTGTCACTAATAGTGGCACAAATTATTTTGTAACATTAAGTGATCCTACTATTCAACTAGCTGATATTACAGATCTATCTTCTAATGCTAGAACTTTTTTATTAACACCGTCTAGTAGTAATCTTAATACTTTAATTAGTGATGAAACTGGATCTGGAAATTTAGTATTTAATAATAGTCCCGCTTTTAGTGGCACCCCAACTGTGCCAACAGCACCAAGCGGAACAAATTCTACCCAAATTGCTAGCACAGCATTTGTTAGAACAGAAATCAGTAACCTAATAGACTCCGCCCCATCAACACTAGATACTCTTAATGAATTAGCAGCAGCACTAGGTGACGATCCTAATTTTGCCACCACTATTGCTAGTGGATTGGGACAAAAGGCAAATTTAAGCGGAGCTATTTTCACTGGATCAGTAACTATTCCTAGCGGAACTGGCAATTTTGATAGTTTAACAGTTGGAGGGGTGGTGGTGAGCATTAGTGGTCACTCTCACGTTACTAATGACATCACAAACTTTAATTCATCCGTTAGTGGACTACTTCCAGTTAAAGACATATTAGCTGGTAGCGGTATTTCTGTATCATCGTCTAGTGGTATTTATACTATTAATGCTGATATTAGTGGTGTCATAACAGAAGTTATTCAAGATAATTTAGGTAGTGGATTTTTAGTCGCTGGCACTGGCGTTCAATTAACATATGACGATCCAGCTAATACTCTAAGATTGGATAATCTTCACACTGAAATTAATGAACTTAGTTTAGAACCTCAAGGATTTGTAAATAGACTTGATAGTGTTATTAGCTTTAATGATAGTACCAGAACATTTACTATTGCTCCTAGTGGAGCAAGTTATGATGTTTATATTGAGGGAATTAAAGTTACTAAAACAACAAGCGAAAGTATTGTTATACCAACTGGAACTGCACTAAATTATCTTCATTTTAATACTGACACTGGATTATTGGATAATAAAACAACAGGATTTAATTTTGATACTGATGTACCGATAGCTTATATTCATTGGAATGCTGATATTAATCAAAGCACATTTTTTGGTGAAGAACGTCATGGAATCCGCATGGATAGTGTTACTCATAAATGGATACACAACACTTTCGGCATACAATATATTAATGGTCTTAGTATTGGTGGATACATCTTATTAGGTAATGGATCCTCTAACAGTCATGCTCAAATTGATATATCTGATGGTGTTTTATATCAAGAAGATATAATTATAGATATTACTAATGATAATGGAATTAATAGTGCCAATGAATTTGTTCAAACACTTAATCCAATAGCCTATATTCCTACCTACTATCATAGTGGTTCAACGGGACAGTGGGTAAGAGACTCTGCCACAGCGTTCCCAGTAAAATACAATGGAACACGCGCTCAGTACAATCTATTTAGTGGGGGAACTTGGACAATTCCAAACGTTACTAACGATAGATTTTTCGCAATGTGGATTGTGGCAACAAACGATATTAATGATCCTATTCTTGCTATAGTTGGTCAAAGAGAGGATAGCAGTTTAAATAGTGCCGAGAGTCACAATAATTGGAATGATATTAATCTTACTAATATTCCAACACAAGAAATAAGACCACTATATCGACTAATTTTTAAAACCAATTCTACCTATACAAATACGCCAAAGAGTAGCTTACAAAGTATACTAGATATACGAGTGGCTATTCAATCTACTGTTGCTGGTGTTGTTCAAAATGATCATGGTAGTTTATTCGGATTGGCCGATGATGATCACTCCCAATATGTGCATATTGATAATAACAGAACCATTAGCGCACTTCATACTTTTAGTAATGGTTTGAATGCTGGTGGTCTTATTAATGCTGCTAGTGGTAGTTTTACATCATTAACTGTTAATGGAACCGGAGTTAGTCTAAGCGGCCACACTCATACCAGCAGTGATATTACTGATTTTAATAGCACCGTTAGCGGACTATTACCTAGTGTTAGTGGAATCGGATATGCTACAACGTCATTTGCCAATAATATTTATACTGTAAGTGTTACTGGATTACAGCCCAGCGGCAACTACAGCGTTGTAGGCCATACCCACACCAGCAGTAATATTACGGACTTTAACAGTAGCGTAAGCGGATTGCTACCAATAACTAATATAGTTGCTGGTAGCAATGTAACAGTATCAACATCAGGAACTACCTATACTATATCGTCTAGTGGTACTGGTGGCGGTGGAACAACCATAACAAATTATGGTAACAATAGATTACTAACTAGCGATGGAACATCAACAGGTATAGTTGCCGAAAGTGGTATAGTTTTTAATGATTCTACAAAAATAGTGGATATTACTTACGATACTAGTATTGGAGATAGTGGTAATGTTCCAGGATTAAGAATTACTGCTTACGATACTAATACTTCAGCTACTATGGGTGGAAGATTAATCTTTAGAAGATTTAATGGTACAGAATCCTCACCTTCTGGTTTATTAAATAACGATACTATTGGAGCTATAATATATGCAGCACCAAATACTAGCGGTATTGCTGAGACTGTTGGAAGAATATTAGGATCTGCGGATGGGGTTCTTGGGGGATCTAATACTAGTCAACCATCAAAAATATCAATTATCACCAGCTCTGGTCCGAGCAGACTTGATAATGAACTAACTTTAGAATCTGATGGAGAAGTATATACTAATGGATATATTACAGTAGATGACGGCATATCTGCTCCAACGCCTGTGTACAGTCTTGGAACAGTTAGCGGAAATACTGCTATTAGTTATGATGTAGATCGACAAATACAAACAGTAACTCTTAATGGAACTAGTGTCAACTTTACAGAAGGTACCGGTTGGACAACAGCAAATCGAAGTGTTGATGTTGTGCTTCAAATTACTGTAACTTCAACAACAACTGTTGCTTTTGATAGCGGGTTTGTAACAGATTGGTATAATACTTCTTTACCAACTTTCTCTTCTGGTGTTTATCTTATACTATTACGTAGTATAGGATCGACGATTATACAAGGTCATTATATAGGCAAGAAAATTTAAGGAATAATTTATGTATTATGATGATAAAAATAAAATTATAGTAGAAACATTACCAAAAAATAGTATTGGTCCTGATGGTAATTTCTATTTTAACTTTGATAGTGCGAACGATATTAACTTGTGGGCTAATCACAACTATTATACTATACGGAATGATGTGGAGTCTCCAGGTTCAGATTATTATGAAGATGTAAAAAACAGAGTGGTCACACTAGATAAACCATACGCCGATGTGGTTAGAGTATGGAAACAAAGAAATCCATCAGAAGGTGAATAATAATGTACTATAATATTAATAATCAACAATTAGTCGATAGTCTACCAACTAGCATAACTCTAGATAATGGAACAATAATTACTGGAGAAAATCTGGATAATAGTATTCTTGCTGAAGGTGGATACTATTTTGTTCGTAGTGATAATCCACCTCAACCAGAAAATACAGTAGAAGATGTTTCTCAAAGAGTAGTTAATATTAATAAACCATATGTTGATATTACAAGAACATGGATACCAATTCCTATTGTGGTACCAGAAAGTATTAGCGCACGACAAGTTCGCTTATGGTTAATCGATAACGATATTAGTTTAACAAGTGTTGAGGCCGCTATTGATACTATTGTTAACGAGAAATTGAGAGAGAAAACAAGAGTAGAATGGGAATATGCTCCTTATATAGAAAGAAATCATCCTCTTATTGAAAGCCTTGGTCAATATTTAGGATTATCTCCAGAACAAATTGATCAAGGATTTGTAATAGCGTCACAGCTATGAATACTTTCGTAAAAAATAATAGTTTATTAACCAATTTTAAATCTATTATTTATCCCATAGGTAGTAATACTGTGAATTGGTATAAAACAGCAAACTGGAATGGAACAACCACACTTACTGTTCCTGGAGGCAATGTAACTACAGTAGGAACCAACGGTGGTTCTAGTGCATACGGAACTTATGATCAAAGCGGACTAGTTGAAGAATATCTAGAAAATTACCAAAGTACTATTAGTGGTATAATCTATATGTATAGACATGCCGCTTCATTTGATGATACCGTAAATTATTTAAGATATACTGATTTATTCAATATAAATATAGTAGCAGCTGGTGTGGTTAGAGGATTCAGAGTAGCCTCTTTAAATAATCCGCATGGATATAATAATTTCATACCAGTTTGGGATGCTAATAATGTTGCCGCACCAAACGGATATGGTTCAGTACCATATTTATTTAATGTCGCTAAATATAATGTAACAAATAATGAGTATAAAGATTTTTTAATAGCAATAGCTTCCATAGATAATGCTCCAAGTGTTCCTAGTAATGTTTATTTAAATGATATGGCAACAAATATTTCTGGTGGTATTACTAGGACATTGATTGGAGGAAGTGGAAGTAGTAGTCAATATGTATATACTGTAAAAGCAAATATGGGCAACAAACCAATAAATTTTGTAAGCTGGAAAATGGCAGCACGATATATCAATTGGCTACATAATGGAAAACCAAGCGGGTCTCAAAATGCCGGAACTACAGAAGACGGAGCATATGATATCAATTTAAGTATACCAATTAGAAAAGTTGGAGCCAAATATTTTTTACCAAATATTAATGAATGGACCAAGGCTGGATTTTATAAAGGTGGTTCTACAAATGCCGGATATTGGTTATATGCTACCCAAAGTAATACTGTGCCAAATAATATTACAGCAACAGCAACAGGCGATGGTATTCTGGTGTAATACTAAATATCCTCTAAATAAAAGGAAATAATATGGCTAATGATATAACCAAAGCAATTTCGGCTAATTCTATTAAAAATGGTACACTGCTGGTATCCTGCACCACAACAGGAGAATACAGCTTATTAAATACTTATGTTAAAAATACTCCCACCATTAGCGATATAGAAGCTAAATATGATAACAGATTTGATGATCCAGCATATTACTATGGTATTGGTAACGACACAGTAGTAGGAGGCTAATATGCCAATTTTAAGAATAAATGAATTTCCAGAAGGTAGCGGCAGTCTGAGTAACGATGACGTTTTCTTATTTATGGATGATCCATCTGGTAGTGGTGTTACTAAAAAGATTAGTCTTAGTGAAATAAGTGCTGGTATTGGATATCCCACAGTAGTTCAACTTGGTAGTGTTAGTGGTACTATCAATACAGACGCTAGTCTTGGAGATATTTTTGATCTTACGTTAGCTGCTAGTGGTACTTTATCTAATCCAACTAATCCCACAGATGGTCAAAGTTTACGCTGGAGAATCTCTCACAACGCTAATAGTTTAACTCTTAATTTTGGTAACCAATTTAAAATTCCTAGTAGTGCCACAAGTCCACTACCTCTTAGTTCAACTAGCGGAAATATGGATATTCTTGGTGCTACTTATGATAGTAGCAGAAACAAGTGGGACATTATAGCTTTTGTACCGGGTTATTAACAGAAAGGTAAAATGTTATGGCAACTCTGTATTTCAACGGCGCGGTCGACAGCAACTGGAACACGCTCGGCAACTGGTGGAGCGATAATGTATACTCCGTTCCTGCCACATCTTTACCTAGTAGTGCTGACGATGTTATAATGATTGCTGATTGTTTAACTAATAGCGGTAGTGGTGCTATAGTTAACACTCTTACTTTTGATGGTGGTCCATCTAATGGCAGTGTGAGCGGCGGTACTGCAACGCTTGGCATAAATATTACGGCTATTCAAGTTTCGGAATATTATACTATTGCAATTATAATAGATGCCTTCTTAACAGGCACACTAACCGCACACAAGGTTTATTTAACTGGAGCCTCTTATAGCGGAAATAATAATGGTATTATTAATGGTAGTGTATTATTTAATTCTCTTGGTTATAACAATGGTACTATCAATGGAAATGCTACCTTTGGTGCTGGTGGATATAATAACGGAAGCGGCTCCGTAAATGGTAACGCAATTTTTGAAGCATCGTCGGTAAACGAGGGATATATCGGAAATAATGCTACATTTATCGATATGATTAACTACGGATACGTAAATGGAAATGCTATATTTTATGGAGGTGCTGATAATTCTAATACTATCAATCAACATGCTACTTTTAATGATTATTCATACAACAACTCCGGCGGCACCGTCACCGGAGACGCCACGTTTAATGATTATTCATACATCAACGAAGGCACCGTCAACGGCGATGCGACGTTCAACGACAATTCGTACAACAACTACGGCACCTTCACCGGAGACGCGACATTCAACGACAGTTCGTACAACTACAACGGCACGCTCGGCGTAGACGCGACGTTCAACGACAGTTCGTACAACAACGAAGGCACCGTCCCCGGAGACGCCACGTTCAACGACAGTTCATATAACAGCGGCGGCGGCATTGTTATCGGAGACGCCACGTTCAACAACAATGCGTACAACGACGGCGGCGTCAGTGGCAACGCGACGTTCAACGGCAGTTCGTACAACAGCGGCACCGTCACCGGAGACGCGACTTTCAATGACAGTTCGTACAACGGAAGCACTGGCGTTGTGAATGGCACTGAAACCTACGCCAATCGCACGCCGTTTCCGATCCCTCGCGGCATCAACGGTTCTTCCATTCTAGGAGTTATATAACTATGAATCTTTCACAGCCAGTTACTATTCAACCACCAACCATTACTCGATCCACCGGAGAGGTACGTGTTCAAAAGCCTATCACTTTATCTGAATTGGACATAACCCTAATCGACAATAACAAAAGGAAGAGATGCGAAGTTCGCATTCGCCCCTGCCCCTATTCTCTACTTTTATGGACAAACAATGATTATGATGCTATTGGCGATTATACTCAAGCCCAAGTTGAAGCTAAGGTTTTGGAACTATTAGGTAGTGAACCAGCTAAAGTATTAGAAGGGTTATTCCTTCCACCAGCGCCTCCTGTTATAAAGTAAACTTTTCTAAAAGTAGGTTATAATTTATGATCAAACCAGGATACAAAACCAGTGAGTTCTGGTTCACACTAGTAAGCTTCTTATTTAGTGGACTATATTTATTGGGTATACTAAATGATCATTCTCAAAAAGAGGATTTGATTGCAGAAACTAGTCGAGGTTTAGAAGCATTAATATTGATTATTGGTCAGCTAACGGTGTTATTTCGATATGTAAAAGGCCGCAATGAGATTAAGAAAATTTGGTGGACTAATCAAAATGAGTCAAATAAGTTAATAGAACAACCAGAGGTAAAAAAAGATGTCAAGCCAAGAACTAATAAGAGCAGAAGTAGAAAAACTAATAGTCAACACAAAAGAAAAAGTAAATGAAGTTAAGCGTTTTGCTCTTGGTGAAGCGTGGAAACTATTACAGCTCACAACAGCTAGTGTTGTACAAATTATAGAAGCTATTGGTAACGATTTAAGCAATCCTGATAAAAAAGCTTTGGCAATGGATCTTTTGAATAGTTTTTATGATAAAATCTTTTTAGTGATAGATGTTCCATTTGTTCCCAATCTTGTTGAGCCTATTATACATAAGTACATCAAAAATATGCTCATGATAATGGTGAGTGCCACTATTGATGCTACGGTTACCATTTTTAGAAATACGGGCGTTTTTATTAAAAGAGAGGCTGGATTATGAATTACACAGAAACTTTTGAAGAATTTGCTAGTAAAGTTGGACCAATGGATTTGGCCCTATACGCTGGTGTCGGCTTAATACTATGGGTATTATTTAAGGATAAACTAAGCCCTGTGCAAACACTATTAGGTGGATTAGTGGAAAAATTTAAAAACGCATCTCCACTTAAACCAGTAACTCCTGTTGCTGTTGTTGTTCCGTCGGTCAAGCCGGTTGTTACAACTAAAGAGGATATATTTTTTAAACTGATTGTAAGCTGGAAACAAACGCGAGATTTAGCTGCCGAGTGCGGATGTGTTAAGGCCGTAGAAGTTGCTGATCAAATGTTTCCATACTTAAGTCCTGTAGTTTGTGGAGATAAGGAGTCAACATGAATACTAAAACATTATTATTAGCATTAGCTTTTATACTAATAGGAATTGGATTATTCAAACCTGATCTTGGATCATTGGTAGATCGTCCACAACCTGTTGTTGTTGATATTGCAGAATTATCTGCACCGGTTAGAGAAGGCTTAAAAGCTAAAGCTGATGAGGTTGTTAGGGTTTTAAAAGACGGTGATCCTGATCGTAAAACTGATGGCAAAAGATTATCTAGTTTATATGTAGATTTAGCAACTCTTGTAACCTTAGATGGTGATGATGAGGTTATTAAAAATACAGAAGAAATTAGACAAGCCAACAAATTAGCGGGAACTATGCTCAAACTGGATATTAAAAATAAATATCCTAAATTAGCAGAAGCTTGTAAGGCTGTAATAGTTGAGGCTATTGGCGATGATAGTGTAGCATTAAATAGAGAATCCCGCATTCAGGCTGCTGAGGGTTTTAAAGCATTGGCGTGGGCTTGTTCACAAGGAGCAAAATAAATGGCTCGACTATCACCAATTGATCTTTATAATAACTATAGACAAGGCTTTCAAGGAGCCATTTGGAATCAACTAGAATTTGATCACTTAATGGAAATTTTAAAATATCCATACTTTGGTGATGCTAGTTCTAGAATTACAAATAGTGGTAAAGGTAAACTATCAACTCCATACAAAAGCGTCTTGAAGTTTGATAAAAAGCCTTATGAAGAACGACAAGTTACTGGCGATTGCGTAAGTCATGGTACAAGAAACGCATGTGATATTAGTAGAGCGGTAGAAATAGATATATTGGGCGAAAAAGAAAGCTGGGTAGCAAGAGGAGCAACCGAAGCCATTTATGGCGCTAGAGGTTGGAGTGGTCAAGGTATGACAGGTAGCAAGGCCGCTGAATTTGTTAATAAAATTGGTGGTGTCCTTGTTCGTAAAAATTATAAGGGCGTTGTTGATCTTAGCAAATATGACGGAATGCTTGGTGCCGGATGGGGTGGTCGCGGTGTTCCGGATAAAGTATTAGATTTAGCTAATGATCATCAAATTAGAACTACATCACTTATTAAAAGTGTTGAAGAAGCACGAGACGCATTAGCAAATGGCTATGGATTAGCAGTCTGTTCTAATTATGGTTTTAGTAATAAAAGAGATAGTAAAGGATTTGCTAGAACTAGTGGTAGTTGGGCTCATTGTATGGCTTGGATAGCGTGTGATGATACCAATGGGGATACATCGTTTTTGGTACAAAATAGCTGGGGTAAATGGAATGATGGTGATCATCCAGAGTGGGGTCCAATTCCAGACGGCTCATTCCTAATCCATAGTGACGTAGCAGAAGGCATGATTAAACAAAATGGAACTTATGCCTTTAGTAATTTTAATGGATTTCCTGTACAAAAATTACCAGATTATGGGTTCGATTACTTATAAGGTGTATAATAATGAGACTAATAGATAAAATTGCTTTGCAACGACTAATTAGTATGCTATTAACTTTTATCTTGGCGGTACTTAAATTAATAGTACCGCAAAAAACAGAAGCGGATGATAATATTGATAATCCTAAACCAAAAAGAAAAAGAATCTTTCCAAGAGTAAAAAATGAATAAATTATTAGGGCTAGTATTAGTAGCAACTATATTATTTGGATCATCTCAATACAAAGGATCCACTACGGCATCTGTTGTTCTGGCTGGCGGCATTATTAAGTCTACACATATTGAAATGCCTGATACAAAATACAAAAGGAAAAATTGTCCAGTATGTAAGGGTACGGGTAAATATTTGAGTGGTGACGGTATCAAAATGGTTGATTGTGGATATTGTGAGCCAGAAACAGGCACACAAACACTCACACAACCATCTAAGAGTGGTGTAACTAAAAGTGGTTCAACAACTATATCATGTGGACCTAATGGATGTAGGATAATCAAAAAATGAATAATGATGAACAGTTAAAAGCAATAGCCGCAAAGGTTTTAAATAAAGCCGGAGTACCACAAGAAGAAAATTTTGGTAGCGTTATTGCTATTCTTATGATGATTAGTATTATTCTAACAGTTATTAGAGTATTACAAGAATGTAATAAAAATAAATTATCTGGAAACTATACCTCTCAAGATAAATACAATCTTTACGGATCAGAAATTAAAGAATATAGTGCTCGTCGTGGTCTGTTCACACAGATGAGAATTAAAAGAATATTAAGAAGAGAGTTACCAAAAGAACAATATGCTAAATATGGTATTCAACTATTGAACGCTATTTTAGATACAGGAGCAGATCTCAAGGATGATGAAGTCATAACCTTAGTGGAGGCAGCAAATGTTTAACATTTTAGTATGGTGCGTATATGGTTTATTTGTTGGTTCTATTGCTAAAAGTATAGTACCCGGAGAAGAAAATTTTGGTTTTGTTAAAACAGTAGCATTGGGTGTTGCTGGCTCTTATATGGGCGGAGCAATCCTGTATTTATTAGGAAACTACGATGCTGTATCTCCTGCCGGTGTTGTTATGGGTGTTGCTGGTGCAGTATTATCATTGGTTCTGTATAACAAACTCACAACAAATAAATCTTGACCAGACGCGTAGGTTTGCTATAATACTTCCATGAGACCATCGTGGACAGATTATTTTTTAGGTTTGGCTAAAGTTGTTTCTCAACGTAGTCACGATATGCAAACACAGCACGGCTGCGTTATCACAGATTCTAGGGATAGAATTCTAGGCGTAGGATATAATGGCTTTCCTCGTGGACTTGATGATGATTTATTACCTAGAACACGGCCAGAAAAATATCCATGGATGATTCATGCCGAAAGAAATGCGCTATCTAACTGTGTTGTTAGACCAGATAATGGTATAGCGTATGTTACTGGTCAAAGTTGTAATGACTGTATTATGGCTTTATGGCAAGAAGGTATAAGAAAAGTAGTTATGTCAAATAATCATGGTACACATTTATTCAATGAAGAAGCCCAAAATATTTTTAGAAAATTTGTCTCAATGAGCGGAATAGAAATTATTTATATAGAACCAAATCTTTCTTGGCTGAAAGAACTCGGTGGTGTATTATGAATACAACAGTATTATTCTATATTAGTATTTTTATTTTTTTATATCATAAGTTTACCGGTAATACAGAAATGTGTTTAACTTCTTTTCAACTCACAGTATTACTGGGCATTTCAGCAATTTTATATAGGAGATAATATGTCGGCGCTCCAAGAACTGCAAAATTATACATTCGTTAGTAAATACGCTCGTTGGATTGAGGATAAGAATCGCCGTGAAACATGGAAAGAAGCGGTTGATAGAGTCCGTGACATGATGCACACGAAGTATGATGAGTTTGGAATCAAAGACGATATTGATTGGGCTTATGATATAATGTATAAGAAAAAGGTTCTTGGTTCTCAAAGAGCACTCCAATTTGGTGGCGATCCTATTCTTAAAAGACACGCAAAAATCTATAACTGTACCAGTTCTTACTGTGATAGATTACGTTTTTTCCAAGAATGTTTCTGGTTATTATTGTGCGGAAGTGGAACCGGATTTAGTGTACAAAAACACCATGTTTCTAAATTACCAACACTAGAGCACGCCCCCGTAGAAGATGTTGGAACTAAATATGTTATTGACGATAGCATAGAAGGTTGGGCCGATGCTTTAGGTGTTTTACTTAGTTCTTATTTTAGTAAACCAGTAGAAGAATTCAAACAATATAAAAATTGTCATATAGTTTTTGATTATACTAATATTAGACCAAAAGGATCGTCTTTGGCATCCGGCGTGGGTAAAGCACCCGGTTATGAGCCATTAGCAAATGGCCTTGAAAAAATCAGATCTTTATTAGATCGTTGTATAGCAAATGGACAAAAAAAATTACGTCCTATCGACGCTTATGATATAGTGATGCATAGTAGCGATGCTGTTTTAAGTGGAGGAGTAAGGCGTTCGGCTAGTTTAGCGCTATTTAGTCCCGATGACGAAGAAATGGCAAAAGCTAAAACCGGTAATTGGTTTATTGACAATCCACAGAGAGCAAGAAGTAACAATTCCGCACTCCTACTAAAGAATGAAACTACTTTTGAGGAATTTGATACTCTTATGCAATCTGTGAAAGAATTCGGAGAACCAGGATTTATTTGGAGCGAGTCTACAGAAATGATTTTTAATCCATGTGTAGAAATTGGTATGTGGCCTGTCGATGAAGAAAATGGTAAGAGCGGATGGCAGGGTTGCAATCTTTCTACCATTAATTGTTCTAGTGTAACCGACGAGGAGGATTTTTATGAAAGGTGCAAAGCAGCTTCCATTATTGGTACTCTTCAAGCTGGTTTTACTAAATTGGATTATTTGGGAGAAACTAGTGAAAGGATTTTTGACAGGGAAGCCCTATTAGGCGTGTCATTAACTGGCACAATGGAAAAGCACGATCTGGTCTTGACAGAAAAGGTTTTGACCAAAGGCGCTAAAATAGCGGTCGAAACAAATAAAGAATTAGCAAAAAAGATAGGTATTAATCAAGCGGCTAGAGTCACATGCTTAAAACCAGAAGGTACCAGCAGTAGTATGTTGGGTACTAGTTCTGGTATACATCCACATCACGCCAAACGATATATACGTCATGTACAGGCGAACATTTTAGAAGCACCATACCAACACTTCAAAAAATTAAACCCGCAAGCCTGCGAAAAATCATCTTGGTCGGCCAATAATACTGATGAAGTTATTAAATTTCCTATAGAAGTACCTGATGGTGCAAAATTAAAGAATCAATTACCAGCCGTTGAAATGTTATCAATAGTAAAAGATACTCAAAAGCATTGGGTACAATCAGGAAAAAATAAAGGCTTATGTACTCAAGAATATTTGAGCCATAATGTTAGTAATACTGTTACGGTTAAGCCTGACGAATGGGAAGACGTAACCAAATTTATTTATGATAATCGTAAATATTTTGCCGGTATTAGTTTGATTCCTCAGAGTGGCGATAAAGACTATCCACAAGCACCATTTACCACAGTTTATACTAGTCGTGAAATTGTTAAAGAGTATGGTGATGCTGCATTGTGGTGTTCTGGTCTAATCGAGTTATCTCTTAACGCATTCGATAACAATCTTTGGGCCGCTTGCGATTACGTTAGTATGAATCAAGCAAAGACAGACGATGCTCAAGATAAGTTATTATTTGTTACGAAAATGAAAAACTTTGCTGGTAAATATTTTGATGGTGATATCAAACGTTTAACATATTGCATGAAAGACGTTTATAATTGGAAAATCTATTGTGATCTATATAATAGTTTCAAAAAGGTTGATTATACGCAACTATCTGAAACAGAGGACAATACCGTGGGAATAGAGGAAATTAGTTGCGCTGGCGGTGCATGTCTAATTTAATCCACTATTCGCAAAGGGTAAACATTGAGAAAAAATAATAAAAAGAAAAAAGCTGTTGATCTCACTAATGATATTGAACAATCTGGTCCTATCTATAGAAATAGATTAAAACCCAGGAGCGAAAATCAAAAAGAATATATAAGAACTGTTGCTGAAAATACTATAACTTTTTGTCAAGGGTTAGCCGGATCAGGTAAAACCCACATAGCAATTGGTATGGCACTAGAGTATTTATTAGACCAAAAGGTTAATAGAATTGTTATCACAAGGCCAGTTATAGAGGCTGGTGAAAAAATAGGATATCTACCAGGAACGGCGGAAGAAAAATTACATCCTTATTTATTGCCTATTATTGATGAAATTAATCATTTTATTAGTATGGCCCAGTATGCTTCATTAAAACTAAATAATAAGATAGAAGTAGTACCTTTAGGTTTAATGAGAGGTCGTAATTTTCACAACTGTTTCATTGTTGCTGACGAGTGCCAAAACGCATCATACGAACAATTAAAAATGTTATTGACAAGAGTTGGTCACGAGAGTAAATTAATACTAACTGGCGATATTGGACAATCCGATCTTAGTAGACACTTACAGGGTGGATTTATTCATATGATCAATGCTCTAGATGGAATAGAAGGTATCGGGAATTGTAAATTAGAATCATCAGACATAGTGAGAAATCCAATAATAGCAAAAATTTTAGCAAGATTAGATAATTTTGAAAATGGAACAAAAACATAAACAATGTCTATTATTGAATGCTGATTATAGTCCATTAAGTATAATATCCTGGCAAAAGGCTATTATATGGTCTATAAGATTTGAAAATAATCCTAGATACGGTATTGAAATAATAGATTTCTATAAAAACGATCACATCAATGGAGTAGATAAAAAATATCCTATTCCAGCAGTAACCAAAACGCAAAGATTTTTTAGAATCAATAATCAGGATGTTATATTCTCTCGTAAAAATATTTTTATCAGAGATAATTATACTTGTCAATATTGCCATAAACAATATGAAATGAGTAGTCTAACATATGATCATGTTATACCAAAATCTAAATGGACAGGACCATCATCACCAACTAGTTGGACAAATATAGTCACGGCGTGTACATACTGTAATCGTAAAAAGGGTAATAAAACACCCAAACAAGCTAATATGCCCTTGATTAAATTACCAATAAAACCAAATAAAAATATGAAATTCTTGCCTATTGCCGAACATCTTCTTAAGATAAAAGATGATCTACCAGAAGAATGGAAGACATATCTGCCGGAATCTTATCTATAATGCCAACATACTCATATCAGTGCGAAAAATGTCAAAATAGATTTGAATTATTTTTTTATATCAAAGACTATATAGATCATCCCAAATGTGAAAAATGCCACAGTAAACAAACCCACAGAAGATATGTTGATGATGTGATAACACAAAGCACAAGTGTTCGTAAGTCTGATACAGAATTAAAAACATTAGGCGATTTAGCTAAACGTAATAGTGACAGAATGAGCGAGGATGAAAAAACTCATTTATATCATAAACATAACGAATATAAATTTGATGAAAGTACTAAGACATTACCAACAGGCATGAGCAGAATCAAAAAACCAGAAAAAATCAAATGGCCAGGATCCAAAGGCAAAACTAAACGAGGTAAAAAATGAATCATTATTCTAATATATTCCAAATCAATCCTTCCAAAATAGATCCAGTTTCGGATAGGAATTATTATACTGTTTTAGGAAAACACGATTTCTTGGATGAAAACAACAATCCGCGAACCAAAAATGAAAAAAATGCTTACGCTTATTCCAAAATCAACAACGATAGCGATACTCAATATTTTGTAAAGGTTGGATTATATGGTAAGATATTTAATCCAATAGGACTATATTCAGAAGGCAAAGCTAATAAATTCTTATCAAAAGTAGGTAAAAATGAATTCAGTTTCACCAGAGTTAATCAAAAGGTTTTTGATATGTATGTAAATTTTTTAAGAACAAAAAATGTCGCATGGTTAAATAATGCAGAAAGGGAACTAACATGAACAAAGAAACAAAGTACGCAATATTGTACCTAAATAGTATAGGGAAATCTGATGAACAAATATCCAAAGAACTCAAAGTAGATATTTCAGATATCAAAAAAGCAACCAAACAATCTAGCAATAATACTAAAATAAAAACAACTTCTTCGAAGGTTAATAGTAAAGATCTTATGATTACACAAACCAACAATAAGAAGATCAATTCTGTGGCTATTATGACAAAAGCAGCATCAGAAGTAAATGACGATTTCAAGAAAAAAATCAAATCCACAGTATCTCGTAGTGGCAAAGTATCTATTTTTCGACCAGATAAAAATAAATGAAATATATCTCCAAATATTCCAATGATAAATTTGTAACAGCACAGCAATATATTACTGAGCTGATTTGCGAACACAAGGCATTAAAGGAAAAAAAGGATTTGCATTTTAGATTTTGGACAAACAAGGAGTGGTCTTTATTTTATAGAAATCAGATAGCCACAGCTAATAAATTAATTGAAAAATATTCTAGCCAAGCCATTATAGAAGCCATCAAAGACGATAGAGCCAAGAAAATTTTTTCATTGCGAGCACCGCACTTGATTCCTATCATAGAAGAACACGAGGCTATCATACAAGCACAAAATAATAAATTGTCTATGGAATTTGATAGAAATACTCAAAAGACATACCACAAATCATCTAAACAAAAAAATACTCTGTCAAGATTAAAGGAATTAGAATGAGCTTAAAAGAGGATGTAAAAAAGAACTTCGGAGATAATATTCTAATTACAGCAAGTTCTGTCATGGACAAAAAACTGCTCACAATACCAGTTAGTCCATCGTTAGATATTGTATTAAATGGTGGTATTCCAGAGGGTAGTTTTGTTATTTTAACAGGACAACCCAAGTGCGGAAAAACAACAACATCCCTAGATTTCTGTGCTACTGCACAAAAACCAGAATACGCATATGGATCTTTTAAAGATGGCCGAGAAGTGTATTACCTGAACATTGAAGGTAGATTGAAAAAAAGAGACTTAGAAGGAATACCAGGATTAAATCTTGATAAATTTCATATTGTAGGATCTCAAGAAGGTAAAATTTTACACGCAGAAGAATATCTACAAATAGGCGAACGCATTATTAATGAATTACCAGGATCAATAGTTATTATTGATTCATATTCAGCATTATGCACCGAGGCCGAGATCACTAGCGATATGAATAAAATGCAAAGAGCAGACGGAGCAAAATTATTAGCTAAGTTTTGTCGTAAAGTAGCTAATGTTATTCCTGTTAACAAAAATATAGTTATTGGTATTACTCATCTAATGGGTAATCCCGGATATGGAAATGCTGAATGGAAAGAGAAGAGCGGTCAGGCCATTGCATATCAAACTGATATAAAGCTTAAAGCCAAGTTTTTTAAGAAGTGGAATCTATCCGATGATAGTCCACAAATCGGACAAGAAGTAGAATGGGAAGTACTATGTTCGGCATTAGGACCACCGGGCGGCTCAATTACTAGTTATATAAGATACGGAACAGGTATTGATAAACACATGGAGCTTTTAAATTTAGCCGTGGATCTTGGCTTAATCAATAAGGGTGGTGCTTGGTATACAATTACTACTGTTGAAGATAAGCCAAAATTTCAAGGTTTAGAAAAAGCCAGACAGTATCTTGTTGATAATCCGAAAACATATAATGATCTTTTGGAAAAAGTCTATGAAACAATGGGTATCAAATGCAAGTAAAAGATTTGGACAATAATTTTTGTCATTGGCAATTAATTGGTGGAATATCTCATGGGTCGCTCAAGAACAAATCAAGCCTACATCTAAAAGCCAGAGAGTTAATTCATGAATGTTTTCCAACACTTCAGGTTCTAGAAGAAGTACCAGTTCAAGTTAGGAGATCAGAAACTCTGTATTTGGATTTTTACTTGCCATTGAACAAGAAATGTATAGAAGTACATGGAGAACAACATTATACATTTAGCAGATTTTATCATCACAACTTGTTAGGATTCATGAGGCACAAAAAAAGAGATCAAGAAAAAGCTGAATGGTGCAGTATCAATGGGATTGAATATATAGAATTACCGTTTAATGAAGATATAGACAAATGGAAAAGCAGAATAAAAAATGAATAATACTACCACCAACAAAAGTTCAACTGAACAAGTTAGTTATTGGGACAATATTTTAGATGAGTACGAGAAAAATCTCGGACTACCTAATTATATTAGTGAGGTTATTAGCGAACAAGAGATCAATCAATATTTAACCATGGATAGAGATCGCATAGAAAAATTAACGCCAGAAGATTGTTCTCAAATAGCATACAGGTTGGCCCAATTTGCTTTTCATATACAAAGATCACTAAATAGAGAACTCGCAAGATTAAACTGGGCGGAAGATACGATTAAAGAAACTATTGCTGATGATATAAATAATTATAAGGGATATGGCTATATAGAAAAGTCAGCACAAGCCATCAAACACAACGATAAAGCTAGTGCATTAAACAAAATTAAGAAATATGCCAAACAAAGATCAGATAGACTCAGTTATATCGCCTCCTCTGTAAAAAATCTATCAGATATATTGATTTCTATTCAAAAAACAAAGGTGAAACATCATGGAACTTAATTTTAGTGATCCAGAGCAAATTAAGCAATTAATTAGTGCATTACAAAATTTATTACCGAAAGAAAATACTCCAAAGGCAGAAGAGAGAACAGAAGAAATTCTTCCAGATCATAATATAAAAACAAAAACAAGAAAACTAAAATCAGAACATTATAATAAATTTGATAATATGCCAGAAGCCGGTATGCATAAAAGTGATTCTTTAATAGATAAAAAGTTGTCTGTTCATCCTCCAAGCCCAAGAACAAGACAATTTGAGGCTGTAGATGTAAAGTGTAGATCTTGTGGGAAAAGCGAAAAAATCAATCCTGTTCTTCTGCCGGATTCCAACGATAGATATAAATGCAACAAGTGTTCTACGATGGCTGGTGAGTAAATGCCAATAATTTTATCTGATCCTTCTGCTGAAAGAGCGGTACTCGCAGGAATATGTAAGTATGGCGAGGAAGTTTATCTTGATATTGCAGATATACTTCAAGAGTCTTCTTTTACCATTGATAGTAATAAAATACTATATAAGTGCTTAAAAGATCTGTGTGAAAAGAATAGTCCTAATAGTATAGATCTCGCATCTATATATTCTGTGGCTCAAGAAGTTGGTGTGTCTCATATTTTATCCAAAAAAGAAGAGGCCCAACATCTTAGGGCGGTTTTAGATTTTCCTGTTAATAAAGAAAATGTACCTAAGTTTGCGGCTAAAATTCGTAAGCTAGAAATTGCAAGATTACTTAGGGAGCAACTAGAAAAAGCACAAGATAAAATATTAGAAATTAATGGTAGCGAATCTATATCTTCGATTATAGGACTAGCCGAGGATACGGTTTTTAATTTTACGTCGCTCCTTAACGATACTGACTCTGCTCCGGAGCAAATAGGTTCTAATCTTGATGAGTACATCGAAAATCTAGAAAAAAATAAAGTAGATCAAGTTGGTATACCAACAGGATTTCCTGTGTACGATCAGGCTATTGGCGGAGGATTAAGAAGAGGAACAGTAAATGTTATAGCGGCCAGACCCAAAACAGGAAAAACGCTTTTGTCCGATAATATAGGAAAAAATATTGCTGATCTTGGTATTCCCATATTAAATATGGATACAGAAATGAATAAACAAGATCATATTCATAGAATTCTTGCTATGATGAGCGAAACCGAAATCAATAGTATAGAAACCGGAAAGTTTGCTGATTCTCCGGATAAAAAGAATAAAATAGCAAAAGCTGTTAACGAATTAAAATCTCTAAAAATATACCATAAAAGCATAGCTGGAAAACCCTTTGAAGATCAATTAGCCATCATGAGAAGATGGTTAGTTAAAGAGGTTGGTTTAAATGATGATGGTACAGCAAAAGAGTGTGTTATATTTTATGATTATCTAAAATTAATGGATAGTTCTGGTATTAGTCAAGACCTCAAAGAATATCAATTATTAGGATTTATGATGACAAGTCTTCATAATTTTGCTGTTAGATATCAAGTGCCAATTGTGGCTTTTATTCAATTAAATAGAGATGGTATCACCAAAGAAAGTACAGATACGGCTAGTGGATCAGATAGAATTATATGGCTATGTAGTAATTTCAGTATATTTAAACGCAAAAGCGACGAAGAAATAGCCGAAGATGGTCCGTCAGAAGGTAATCGCAAATTGGTTCCATTAATTAGCCGTCACGGCGGAGGATTAGATGATAACGATTATATTAATTGTCATATGAAAGGATGGTGTGCAAAAATCACAGAAGGAAGAACCAAATTAGAAATTTCTAATAATACAGGAACCAAAAAGAATAACAAAAATACATTTGTACTAGAAAATGATAACACAGAAGAAAACATCCCGTTTGTATAATCAAAAACAGCTTAAAGTAATTTGCGACAAGTTGTGCGATAGTATAGATGATCTTATACAAGTATTATCTATAAGTCATTTAAAACATAACGGCAAAATGATATCGGGTAGTTGTCCCATACACAATGGAGATAATCCATCTGCTTTTAATTTATATCCTGAAGGAGAATCTTATAGAGGTAACTGGAAATGCAGAACGCACGGATGCGAGAAAATTTTTAAAGGATCAATTATAGGCTTTATTAGGGGAGTTCTGTCGAATAAGAATTATGGCTGGGTCACAGAAGGTGACGATACTGCATCTTTTGAAGAAACTATAGAGTTTGTAGAAGCCTTTCTAAAGCAAGAAGTACACAAGATCAAAATATCAAAACACGAGATAGAGAAAACTAATTTTACTAATATCGTTAATAATATCGTTACTAAAGCAGAGTCTCCTAAACAACTAATAACCAGACAACAAGTTAGAAAGTCTCTAGAATATCCTTGCAATTATTTTATTAATAGAGGTTTCAGTAACGATATTTTAGAAAAATACGATGTTGGGTTATGTAATAAATCTAATAAAGAAATGTACAATAGGGCTGTTGTACCAATTTATGATAATGATTACAAATTTTTAGTAGGATGCACAGGAAGAAGCATATTCGACAAATGTGACAAATGTGGATATTACCATGATCAGAATTGTCCATCAGAATCAGAAGGTTGGAAATTCCCTAAATGGAAACATAATTATGAATTCAAAAGCCAAAATCATTTATACAATTTCTGGTTTGCTAAAAAATCTATACTAGAGTCTGGAAAGGTTATTCTTGTAGAAAGTCCTGGTAACGTATGGAGATTAGAACAAGCCGGTATTCATAATAGCGTAGCCATGTTTGGCTCGTCATTAAGCGATAGACAAAAAATCATATTGGATGGATCTGGTGCTATGACTATAATAACTATTATGGATAATGATTTAGCTGGTAAAAAAGCGGCTGAGATAATTTATACGAAATGTAAAAATACTTATAATATTGTGAATCTAAGTATCAATAAGCCAGATGTTGCCGAAATGACCATAGAAGAAATCGACACAGAAATTAAGAGTAAAATATGACACAAATTATTGCATTTGCTGGTCGCAAACAATCAGGGAAAACAACTTGCTCTGAAGCTCTTTTAAAATATGCGAATGGATCAATAGTCCCCTATAATAGTGGCAAGATATATAATTTTGCTGATCCACTCAAAAAAGACATTTGCATGAATATACTTGGATTAACATATGATCAATGCTACGGTTCTGATGACCAAAAAAATGAACTAGTAAATTGCTTTTGGGATAATAATCAATTAACAGCCAGAGAAGTTATGCAATTTGTTGGCACAAATATTTTTAGAAAAATGCAAAATAATGTATGGGCAGATGCCACCATATCAAAAATTAAAACTGAAAATCCTAACATAGCAATAATTGCAGATTGTAGATTTCCAAACGAAGTTTCTTCAATTAAGGATGCTGGAGGCGTAGTTATAAAATTAATGCGTAATCCATACAATTCAGATCACGAAAGTGAGATTGCGTTGGATCCTGATAATTATGATTATTCTCATTTTGATTTAGTCATTGATAATCATCGTATGTCTATACGAGAGCAAATAGATACTGTTATTAATTTCCTAACCAATAAAGGAATATTACCATTATAATTACATATTTTCGGAGTTCGTCATACAATACTCATAGTATGTGCGAACAACAATATTTTATTGAATATGTTTTGGGTATGCGTGGACAATCTAATAAAAAAGCAGATAAAGGAACAATCTGTCATAAAGTTTTAGAATTGCTCGCTGTTATCAAAAAAGCACAACAAGATAAAATATTATTTATAGAAGATGAAATAGTTGGTAATATAAATATTAATAAATATGATTTAGATATTCTAATCGAACAAGTATATAACTACTATATTGGTGAATTTTCCCATCACGTTTGGGAAAGCAAAGACTTCAAAGACTGTCGTACCTGGGTTTATAAAGCCATAGAATTTAATAGTGGGGCTTTTGATCCGAGAAATAGAGAAATAGTATGTCCAGAGCAACATTTTGATATAGAGATAAAAAAACCTTGGTCTAAATATTCATATTCTACTGATGAAGGTCAGCTAGAAGGACATCTGGCTATTAAGGGAACTATTGACTTGATCACCAAAGTGAGCGATAATACATTAGAAATCGTGGATTGGAAAACTGGAAAAAGACTTGATTGGGCAACAGGACAGGAAAAAACTCCAGAAAAATTACAGAATGATCCTCAATTGATGATTTATCATTATGCTGTTAGTCATTTATATCCAGAATATGATTATGTGATTGTGACTATATATTTTATTAATGATGGAGGTCCATTCTCTATACTTTTTGATAAAAGCGATCTTGCAAAAACAGAAAAAATGTTACAGTCTAAATTTGAGGTGATCAAGAAAACTAAAAAACCTAGATTACATAAAACATGGATGTGTAATAAGTTGTGCCATTTTGGTAAAACAACTTTTGAAAACGACAATAAGATATTACCAATTATAGAATATAGAGATAATCAAGTTTGTAATCCAAACTATCCAATGACAAAATGCGAACAAATAAAACACGATATAGAGATTAAGGGTATGGACGCCGTTGTATCAGAATATAAAAAGGATGGACATTCTTTTGGTAAATACAAAGCTCCTGGTGCAGTAGAATGAAATTTTATAATCCTTTACATTGTCACTCGATGTATAGTCTATTAGACGGTTTATCTAAACCTCAACAAATAGCTGATAGATGTTTAGAAATAGGATCTACCGCTTGTGCTTTAACAGACCACGGTAATATAGCTGGTGCTATTAAATTTCACAAGGTTATGAAGAAAGCTGGTATAAAACCAATTCTAGGATGTGAGTTGTATATATCAGAAGATGCTTCTATAAAAGATAAGTCAAATAAAGAACTTAGCCATTTTATTGTATTGGCCAAAAATAAAACCGGGTGGCAGAATTTAATCAATCTGGTATCAGAGTCCAACAGACCAGACTTTTATTATCACAAGCCTAGGATCGATTTAAACAATCTGGAGAGATTCTGTGACGGCAACCTAATAGGTATTTGCGGCCATCTAGGTTCTTTATTGGCCGATAAAATTACGGAAAATGATCAAATTATTCCTGATTGGAAAAATATAGGAACCAGATTGATAGATCAATTAAAAGATATATTTGGTCCAGAAAATTTATTCTTGGAAGCCCAATTAATGGATCAAGAAAATTTACCCATACAAAAGAAATTAACAGAAGTTGTAAGGGCATTAGGTCAATTTACAAAAACCAAAATTATATGTACTCCAGACGCTCATTATGCGAATAAAGAGGATGCTTCAGATCAAAGAATACTATTGTGTAATAATCTAAAAACCACAATGCCAGAAATTAGTAAAAAGATTAATCAAAATCAAGATATACCAATGGGGTGTTTCTTTACTTCTGATAATTATCATATTTTATCTCAAGAAGAAATTGCCGCTCTGCACACAGAAGAAGAAAGAGATAATACTCTATTAGTATCTGATATGTGCGAAAATTATGAAATTGAAAGCAAACCTAGATTGCCACCATTTGGTTGCGATGCTCCAGATGAATTCTTAAGAGAACTATGCAGAAAAGGATGGAAAGATAAAATACAAAATAATATACCAAAAGAACAGCAGAGTATTTATGTTGATAGAATCAAATATGAATTAGATATTTTACAAGGAGCTGGTCTTAGTAGTTACTTTTTAATAGTTCAAGATATTGTCAATCATGTTAGAGACAACAAATGGCTTCCAGGACCGGGTCGAGGTAGTGCTGCCGGGTGTCTAGTATCCTACTTAATTGGTATAACCAATATTGATCCGATAAGATATAGTTTATTGTTTGATAGATTCTACAACTCTGGACGAAATACTGGTGATCGAGTAAGTATGCCGGATATTGATGTTGACGTTCCCATTGAAAAGAGAGAAGATATTATTTCTTATATTAAAATGAAGTATGGATCTAGTCAGGTTTCACAGATGGTTACATTCAATACAATTAAAGGTAGAGGTGCTATTAAAGACGTATTAAGAGTATATGGTAATATTGGTTTTGAAGAAATGAATAATATTACTAAAAATATACCCGATGAAGCTAAAATAGCAGACGAACTTCAAGAAATGAAAGACGAAACAGGTGAATCGTCAATTATACGTTGGGCATTGGAGAACCAGCCAGACAAACTAAAAGAATGGTGTCATATTGATAATAATGGACAATTTCAGGGGCCGCTTGCCAAAAGATTTGAACAGGCTATTAGATTAGAGGGAACTAAAGTGAACCAATCTAAACATGCGGCTGGCGTCGTTATTGCTGATACCGAATTATCCAGCATATGTCCCATGGTGTATGATACTAAAACAAAAACTAGAATAGCCGGAATGGAAATGGAAGATTTGGAAAGTATCGGAATTGTAAAATTTGATATCCTTGGTGTTGCTATGTTGGACAAAATCATGTATATATCAGAATATCTCAAGAAAGGAGTTTCAAATGAAATTTCATGAAGTTGCGGTTGGAGAAAAATTTATTCACAATAATCAGGAGTATATTAAGACTCCAGAAATGAGGGTCAGTTGCTGCAAGATCAAAGATAACTGTCAGATTCTTACCACAGGACAAAAGGCAGTACTAAAACCGTTGGATGAAGTAGAAAAAGTACAATAAATATGCTGACCAAAAAAATATGTGTTTTTGACTTTGAAACCGATGGATCAAATCCTCTGGTTTGTAGTCCAGTACAATTAGCGGCTGTTATAATAGATCCCGTTAAACTAGAGATTGTTCCAGATTCTGAATTTAATGCTTTTTTTAAACCAGAACCGATGGAGAATAATTCTGATTATAAGTATGATACTGATATAATCGAATTTCATTCAAAGGTTAGAGGTTGTTCTCAAGAAGCGATATACGCCGCTTGGAACGAATATCCATCCCAAGAAGTTTCATGGAAAGCTTTTGTCAGTTATCTAGAGAAATATAATTGTTTTGGATATAAGAAAAAGAGTATATTCTCCGCACCTATTGCCGCTGGATATAATATAAATAGATTTGATCTGAAAATTATACAAAGATTAAGCGAAAAATATAAAAATGTTGATGCTAAAGAAAATATCACCACTTTATTTTATCCAAGAGACGTACTCGACATAATGAATTTGGTATTCTATTGGTTCGAAAATATCAATATCAAAAATTATTCTTTAGATACGATCAGAGAATATATGGGAATATCAAAAGATGGTGCTCATGATGCTCTGAAAGACGTAAAAGACTGTGCCAAAATATTATTAAGATTTATGAGACTACATAGAAATTTATCTGCTAAGATTATATTTAAGGACGCCTTTTTAAATGATAAAGTTTGAGTGCGGTTGTGAGTTCCCAACCGATAGTTTGGATAAACAAAAAACATCTATCGATTTTGATATTCATAATATAAATTTTAGTTGTCAAAAAACCTGGGACTTAATCTCTGAAGGAAATACCAAAGGATGTTTTCAATTAGAGAGCCGCCTTGGGCAAGCAATGAGTAAAAAACTCAAGCCTACTAATATAGAAGAATTATCCGCTTTGATTAGTATTTTAAGACCAGGATGCTTGGAAGCATATAGAGATGGAAAAAGCGTATCATATCATTATATTGATAGAAAAAACGGTAACGAATCTATAGACTATTTTCATAGTTCGTTAGAGCCAATCTTGAAAAATACTTATGGAGAAATGGTATATCAAGAACAAGCAATGGAAATAGCCAAAGATATAGCTGGCTTTAATTTGCAAGAAGCTGATATGTTGCGTAAGGCTATAGGAAAGAAAAAGCCAGAAGAAATGGCAAAGATTAAAACCAAATTCTTAGATGGCACTAGAAGTATGGCTAAGGTATCAACAGATGAGGCCGAACAAATATTCGGATGGATAGAAAAAAGTCAAAGATATTCTTTTAATAAAAGCCATGCTGTGAGTTACGCAATCAATGCTTATATATCAGCGTATGCTAAAACACACTTTCCAACCATTTTTTTCTTATCATATCTTAGATTAGCTAAAGATAAAATTGATCCACAATTAGAAACGTTAGAATTAATTAGTAATGCAAAGGATATGGGCATTAGTGTTTTTGGACCACAATTAAAACACAAGAATAAAGATTTTGCTATTATTGATGGAAAAATATATTTCGGATTAACGAACATCAAAGGATTAGGGGATTCTGTTTATCAAAAAATATTATCAATAACAGAAAATTTAGATGTTGCATCATTAGATTGGCCAAATACATTATTAAGAATTTTGGTAAATATCAACTCGTCATCTGCTAAAGCTATAATCTTATCTGGAGCTTTAGACTATCTTAAAATTTCCAGAAATAAAATGCTATTCGAATTAAATTTGATATTGGAATTAACAGATAAAGAAATTAGTAAGTGTCTTGAAATTATACATTCTAATAAAATTAATAATTCATGCGATATAGTTAGGCTATTACTAGCAAATAGTAAAATATCTAAAAATAGACATCCAAAAGTTTTAAGTATACTTAACCAGTTATCGGATCCTTCTTATGCTTTAACAGACGATCCTGAGTGGGTTTCTAATAATGAAAGAGACATACTCGGCGTATCGATATCGTATGCTAAAACGGACTTCTATGACTCGTCATACGCTAATACTGACTGTAAAACTATAAAGACATTCCCTGAAAATAAACAATTTTTTCTAATAGCTGAAATTGAAAATATGAGTGTTATTGTAACTAAAAGAGGAAAAACACCAGGACAAGAAATGTGTTTTTTGAGATTATCAGATGGTGCTGGTAGTCTGGATTCTGTTGTTATGTTTCCTGATGATTTTTCTAAATATAAGGAATTACTGCTAGAGGGCCGAGTGTTGATGTTTAATGGACAAAAGAACCAAAAAAATAATTCAATTATCGCAAAAAAATGTTTTTTGGTATAGTCTTGACTTGAGCTAGAATTCTGATATAATATAAGTGTTGATTGTATTTTTGTTTTAACTTAAAGGAGATTGCTTATGAATATTGTAATTTTAAAAGGTAATTTAACTAGGGATCCAGAGCTACGTGTTGTTAGTAGCGGAGAAAAGCAAACATCCGTAGTTTCTTTTACGGTTGCTGTATCCAAGGATTTCACAAGAGCTAATGGAACAAAAGATAAGATTGTTTCATATATCCAATGTGAAGCGTGGGATAGCGGTGCTGAAGTCATCGGATCGTCTTTCAAAAAGGGTGATCTTGTTATGATCGAAGGTAGTTTAAGGAATGATTCTTGGGAAAAGGATGGAGTCAAGCACTCTACATTAAAGGTCAGAGTTAATAACTTTGCCAAAGTAACAAGAGTCTATAAGAAAGATGCAGTAACTGCTGAATCATCAGTAGCTTTCTGAGATTGACATAATATATATGTGATCTATATAATAGGGGGCGACACACGCCCCTTATTTTATATACCTCAAAAAGAAACAGTAATAATATGAGAAAAAAACGAGTATTGATGTGTGCAGAGGCGCATCATATAAATTCTGGATTCGGCAGATACACAAAGGAAATACTATACAGACTAAGTAAAAGTAATAAATATGAGCTTGCTGAATTGGCTTGTTATCATAAAGATGGATCAAAAACAAACGTACCATGGAAAGTATACTCAAACGTACCAAAAGACGATGATAAACAAAGTATAGAAGCATACGAATCTAATCAGCTTAATCAATTTGGTCAATGGAGATTCGAAAAAGTATTATTAGATTTTAAACCTGATATAGTTTTTGATATAAGGGATTATTGGATGTTCTCCTACCAAGAACTTTCATGTTTAAGACCATACTATAAATGGATAATAGCCCCAACCATAGATTCTATACCACAAAAAACAGAATGGTTAACAACGTTTGAAAATGCAGATATGGTATTAACACATACCGATTGGGCTGGAGACTATTTAAGGTCTCTAAATAGACCTATTAATGTTGGTCCGTGCATCACAGATTCTGTTGACACAGAAGTTTTTCAACCAGTACACTGTACAAAAACATATCATAAATCTAGATATGGTTTACCAGCCGATTCTATTATTATAGGATCAGTAATGAGAAATCAAAAGCGTAAACTCATTGCTGAATTATTTAAAGTTCTAAGAAAATTAATAGATACGACAAATAATCATAATATATTTTTATATTTGCATACTTCTTATCCAGAAAAACAGGGTTGGCCGATTCCCGAATTGTTACAAGAGCATGGGGTGGAGAATAATGTATTATTTACATATTATTCTATTAAGGATAATAGTATATTTGTATCAAAATATAAAGGCTCAAAGATACCATCTCCGTCATGTGACGATGGAGTATCCATCTTCCCTAATGTGCAATTAGGTATTAATAACGATCAGCTTAATGATGTATATAATTTATTTGATATATATGTACAGTATGCTATTTGTGAAGGCTTGGGTATTCCTCAGCTAGAAGCTGCTTCTTGTGGTATACCTATTTTTTCTGTTAATTATAGCGGAATGGAAGAAATAACATCTAAAGTTGATGGCGTTAAAATTAATTATTTATTGGCTACTGAGTTGGAAACCGGATCAGATAGGGCAACACCAGATAATGATCATTTAATGCACGAGATCATGGAATGGATGCAAAAAACAACAAAAGATAAGCTTAAATTTTCACATAAAACAAGAGAATTATTAGTTCAAAATTATAGTTGGGATATGACAGCAAAAACTATCATGGATGTTTTTGATAATATGCCTATAAATGAAGACATATGGTCTGTTCCAATGAATGCCAATACAAAACTATCAGTTCCAGATAATCTATCCAATAGAGAATTTGTAGAATTTATTATCCGTGATATTATGTGTGAGCCTAATTTATTAAAAACTTATTTTGCTCAAAACCTAATAAAATCACTCAATGAATCTATTGATATCACATCAAATAAAAATAATATTCAAGCCAGAGAAGCGGTTATCAAAGCACTAGAGATATTCTTAAATAATAAAGTCTTTTGTGAACAAGTCAGATCAGGAAAAATCAAACTAAATGATAATTTCTTGTCATCATGAATAATATACTATATATAGGACCATATAGAGAATTTACTGGAATAGGTAATGCATCTAGAAAATATATACAGGCTTTATGCGACGCTGGATTCAATATTGTCTGTCGCCCACTATTCAATACTATAAAACCTATTATAGAACAAGAATTAGAAGATATTATTATTCGTTGTGAAAAGAATAATTTAGACAATTATGATACAATAATTCAACATGCATATCCACACCAGTTTTGTCATATCAATGGCTATAAAAATATAGGTATAGTTTCTTTAGATAAAACTCATTATGGATACGATATTTATGAATATCTGAATATCGTGGATGAAATTTGGGTTGGTTCAACACACGCTAGAGAAGAACTTATTAATGGCAACATAGATATTGATAAAATAAAAGTTGTGCCAGAATTTATAGATTTATCAATTATAGATGATTATAAACAGAAAAATATAAAACAATCTAAAAAAAACAAGTTTATGTTTTATACCATATCAGATTTTACTAATAAAAAAAATCTACAAACTTTGATTCTAGCATTCTTTATTATTGCTATAGAATTTCCAGATACTGGACTACTGATTAAAACTAAAAATACAAATAATGATAGTAGTAACTTAACATCTTTATTGACCTATGAAATAGATAAAATAATAGATTCATTACCTTTTAAGATCGATAAAAATATAACATACCCAACACTTATAGTAGGGGAAACTAAATATGATAATATACTATATATACATAATAATTGCGATTGTTATATAGATATATCGTCCGGAGAAAGTTTTGGATATCCAGTATTAGAGGCTATGTGTTTTAATAATCAGATTATAGTGAATAAGAATTCTGGTTCTTCAGATATAGTTAAGGGTACAAAATTCTATGGAGTAGAATCAACCCCTAAAAATGCTCACGATAATAGTCATCCATATTGGATATATAATTCTTTTCATCATAAATATTATGTTCCGGAACTTGATAGTTTGGTTATGCAAATGAAGCGAGCTTTAAGTGAGTCTCTTTCAGAAAAGTCTGAGCGAATAGAATCACAAAACCATAAAGTCCTAAGCTATTCTATCAATAATATTAAAGGGTTTATATGAGTATATCATCAATTATACATAAAACTCTATTAATGAATAACACACCAAATGTATTATGGACATACACTGATCATAAAAATTTTGAAAAGCATATAGAAAAAGATAATATTAATCTTATAGATATGGAGGATACTCTATATGGTATTTATGATATAGATCTTGTAGTTTGCAATAATAGAATGATAAATTTAGATAAATGTATAGAATTAGCACTATTTTTACATTGCCCACTAATCATTATAGATCATGTTGAAAAACCAAATTATATATCAGAAGTGCCCAATCATTATATGTTCGAACCAGTATATCAAATTGCAGTATCTGAAAATATATGTAATTCATGGAATAGAATTCATAATAAAGTTATTCCATATAGTAATATATCAGATATAATAGATATTATTAAAAATATGAGTAAAGAATTTTTAAAAATCAAAATACAACCAGAAATTAAAAAATCATGAAAAAAATCAGAAAATATTTTCTATACACAACAGAACCCTCAAATCCAATTAAGGGTTTTGAATATTGTTCTATTAGTAAGTTTAGTAAATTCAAATCGCCAAATATAGATGAGTTGTTTGTTGCGGATCTAATTGATAATGTACCAGCAAATCAAAAAGATCAACTTGTCAAAGATATCAAATCTAAATTAAAAACTAATGGTATTTTATATGTGCAATCATTAGATAGATACGCTAGTGCAGCATCGATTCTAAATAAACAAATAGATAATAATTTTCTTAACACTCTACTATTTGCTAATAATAGGAAAACACTATCTTGTATGTCTGAAATAGTTCAATTATTAAATAAACATGGTTTTATTATAGAACAATCCAAATTTATAAATGGTATCCAATATTTTATTAAAGCAAGAGCATCTGATAATGAATGATATTTCGTATATCATATTAGCTTGTCATATTGATAAGGGGATGAAATCCTTTGGATCAAAAGGCTTATTAGAATTTCATAATAAAAAAATTTTTAACTATCAAATAGAATGGATTAAAAAACAGAATCATAACAATTATGAAATAATTATTATCTCCAATTTTGATACAATAAAAATACAACGATCTTTTTCTGATACTATAAAAGTTGTTGAATGCGATACCAATCCTATTCTAAAAGGGTGTCTTGAGTCAAAATATAACAACTTAATTTTTATAGATTATGGATGCTTATTTAACCCTAAGATTTTAAAAAAAATACAGCACCTCAAATCTAATTACGCAATTACTATTAGTGATATTAATCTTGATATTGGATGTATTATAGATCATAATAGAATATCGCACATTTATTTGGATTTGCCAGATCATAAATTTAGTAATATTTTTAAATTAAACCATACATCAAAATTAGAAATTATTAATAATAGTATTTATGATAGATCTAATCTTTTATATTTCGAAACATTGAATACTTTAATAAATAATGGAAATACGATAGAAAATATAATTATTGATAAAAAAGATTTCTTATACTTCAAACATATGGATCAAAAACATGCAATCAACAAATTCCTTAAAAGAATATCCAATCCAAATTAGTTTTTACTATAATCAAGTAACTAATGAAATTTTTAAAGACAAAAACTTTATAGAAATTAATGAGTTTTTATCTGATAAGAACAATATAGGTAAATATACATATTCTATCTATACCGATCTAAATTTATTAAAACCTAATATCTTTGTTCCTATTTTTGATACAATATATTTAGCTTCTAGAAATCATAATGTTGTCCTAAATAGTACTAATGATTTTTGGTTATGCGATCTTTATAAACAAAACAAATACTTTTTTGTTGGATCGTGTGATCATAAAAGTATCCAATCTATTGAATCTATTACGGAGATATCAAATGAAATATGATAAATTAAACGATAGTCAAAAAGAGAAATTAATTAAAGAACTATACAGTATTAAAAAACAATCTTTTCAACAAATAGCAGAATTATATGATACATATCCTAATAAGATTAGACGAGATGCTAAAAAATTCAATATAGATATAAGGAATAAGAGTGAAGCTCAAAAAAACGCTTTAGATAACGGATCTCATAAGCATCCAACAAAAGGACAAACAAGACCAGAAAATATAAAAAGTAAAATTGGAAAAAGCGTATTAGAAAAATGGGAGAGTTTGGATGAGTCAGAATTAAAAACAATTAAACAGAAGGCACGGGATAGATGGGAAAAATTATCTGATGATGAAAAAGAAAATAGAATATCTGCCGCTATACAAGCCGTTAGGAAAACTAGCAAAACAGGATCAAAACTAGAAAATTTTATTCATACAAAACTTGTTAAATCTGGATATAAGGTGGACTTTCATAAGGAACAAACTTTATCTAATACCAAACTACAGATTGATATATTTATACCATCATTAAATGTTGCGATAGAAATTGATGGACCATCACACTTTTTACCAGTATGGGGAGACGATACTCTGCAAAAAAATATCAAATACGACAACAAGAAAACGGGTTTGGTACTTGGAAAAGGATGTGCTCTGATTAGAATAAAACAGACACGAGATTTTTCAAACGCACGAGCAGAAATTTTATGGGAAAAATTATCAGAAATACTATCTAGTATTAAGACTAAATTTCCCAATCCACAGGACAGACTCATCAACATAGGAGATTAAAATGGTCAAAAACAAAAAAGAAAATACCGATACTAAAAATACTGTAACACCTAATGATCTGGAGTGGACTGATCATGTTCTAAGTTTGTTGTCTGATGATGAAAAGATATCTGATAATCCTACTACTGATGGATTACGAAGAATATTTGAAATTGCATTAAATTGTACAGTAATACGATCAACTAGTGATGTTGTTCAGAGTCCTGATCCTAATAATGAAAAAAGAGCCACTGTTGTTCATACGCTAGAATATTCATCGAATGATAATAGTAGTATTGTGAAAACTATAAGTGGTGCGGCCGATGTGTATTGGGGTAATTGTGATAAAATATATAGAAATCATCCTGTGGCCGTTGCCGAAACACGAGCAGAAGGGCGCGCATTAAGACGAGCTTTAAAACTACGCAAGGTTGTGGCTGCCGAAGAAATTGCAAAAGATATTGAGGATAATCCTGATGGTGACTCGGTGTATAAGGTTAGTGCTAATCAGCTAAACTTTATGGATGTTTTGGCCAAAAGACTAGATATTAATATGGCTAAAGTTCTAGAGGATGCTGGACATAATGATAAAAATGTTTATAATATAGAGCATAGTATCGCTGTTGATATTATCAAAAAATTGTCATCATATCAGCAAAATATCCATAATATATCTGATGATATAAAAGGATACGATGCTGGTTGGAAATAAGGGCTATTTATGAAACTAATCTATAAAGCTAATGAAAAACTACAATTTGAACTTGAAGCCGAAGGTCAAAAAGAAATATTCAAAGAACTTGCAGTAATCCAGGAAATATTTAGCGAAGATAAATGCGCATTATGCAACAAAGGTAATATTAAATTTGTTGTAAGAAATGTTGATGGTAATGATTATTATGAATTAAGATGTCAGGACTGTGGAGGCATTTTATCTTTTGGTCAACATAAAAAGGGTGGAACATTATTTCCAAAACGCAAGGACGACAATAATGAATATTTGCCGAATAGGGGTTGGCATAAATGGAGCAAAGAATCTAAGGATAAATAATGTCTCCTGTTTATGTATCGTGTGATGGTAGAATATCACTAACACAACACGGTGTAACAACAGATGAAAACTGTTGTGGCGGATGCTGTTCATACATTTCCGCAAATATAGACTATGTAAAAAATGGTCTGCCAACTAGCCCACCATCGTACACTAATTGTATCCCTGATGGTCCATCAAAACCAGTTGTTATAAACGAAAATCCACCAGCAGGTATTTGTGCGCTACATGGTCTTCCTGGAAGTGATGGTACTTTTTCGCCCGGTTGTGATTGTGATTTTGCAAATAGAACCGATTGTTGTGCTTTCTATTGCGATGTTTGCAATGGATCCGCAATTGGTTGTGATTTTCCTCCTGAGTGTTTCGCGGAATGGACACCTCATGAGTATTGCTATTTGACCAATCCGGTATATCCAGAACAAATATATAATATGGAGCAATATGCATTAGCTTGGGCTCAAAATGCTGATTTTACAATTATTGACAGATTGAGTGGTGCTCTAAATGAATTAAAAACTTGTTTGGAAGATATGGGTTATCAAAACGTAACAGCCAATGCTGGTCTAAGTTATATGCCAGGAACCGACGAACATGGTCATTTTGCTCCTATTGTCGTAGATAACCAGCCTTGGGTTCCTGTGGACGAAACTGGACATACACATAATGAATACTTTTCTCAACAAAGATTAGAAGAAGAATATGGATGGGTATTTTATAATGGATATAATCCTGGAGGATGTGTACCTGATGGAGAGTGTCATCCAGATATGCAAGCTGCTTGTGGTGGGCCGTGTGGCGGCAATGGTCCGTGTATAAGTCCGGTTATTGTAGACCCGATTAGTAATTTGACGTGTCCTCCTCTGATAGTTGATTATGATAACTGTACACAATATTGCGAAAAACAAGACTGTTGTGTGTCTTTAGAACCTATTAGGATAACAGGAAATCTTTCTGCTAGTTGTTGTGATAATTGTGGGCGTCTTGGTAAGGCCAAATGCTGTACAGCATCCAGCGTTATATTTTCTCAACAGGATTTGGAAACTTTGAGTATTGGTACATCGGCCGGTAGAGGAGGAAAATGTGGAATTAATGGATGTTCTCCGGCAGTATCAGGAATAAGTGAATGTGATACGTTAGGTAATGGAATTTTAAATATGTGGTTCGAACCACTATACGAAGGATCAAATGAGTATAATCTTAAAATACTAGCCAGAGAATGTGCGGGATCAAATACTTGTGTAATTGGTCCATTAAGAGCTTATGAATCAGGATGGAATGAAAGTACACAAAATTATAATAAGCCTATAGATACTTGTGATTATTCTTTTGAAAATCAAGAAGCTTGTGAATGTGGCTATAGAGTTAAAAAATTATGTGTTTCTACAATCCAAAGAACTTTTAAATTTAATCTTAATACTAGACACGTTGAGTCTGTTTTTGATGGATTTATAGCGATATATGCTCCCAATAATCCTAGATGGATGGTTCCAGATCCTCCAACAACACCTTTTGAACAAGATCTTTATAATAGTATATATACAAATTATTGTGTTGATAAATATTTATGGCCTTCTTGTTTACCAGAGGATTATGGGATTGGAAATGATGGTTTTTATGTCAGAAAAAGATGCATAGAGAGTGGTCCGCGGCCGTACAATGAAGATGTTATTACTCCTGGCAATTTCGTTTCTGAATCAGAATCAGTTGATCCATCCTATCCATTTGCAGGTTATGCTTTATGGCATTTTAGAAATGACTTGGTTCCTGGATGGGAATTATTTGAGGTAGACGGACCAGATTCTCCAAGAACACAAGGTCTTGCTAGTACACGATCTGCAATAATGAGAGAAACGGTATATGGTCCTCCAGACGAAAGTGCCGCAACAACAAAATATTACTATACTGCATTTACAAGAAGAGGACTTCCCGATTGGGTGGTATTTACTGTTGGACAAGTAACAAATACAGATTGGACATATGGAGGTTTAACTACTGCTTGGCCCCTGGGTTCTGCTATATCGAATCATTATGCTGCTATGTGGGGTACTGCACCGGTCTGTGATGATATTGATAATCAATTACTGTTCGGTGATGGTGTTTGTGCTGGTAGATTTAAAGAATATTACTATCAATGGACAGTTTCAGAACAATTTCCTAATCAAGAATCGTCTTGCTCGCCAGTACTAACAAAAGACAATGAAATGAAAAACTGGGGCTGTGGAGTAATGATAGGCGATGAGTTTATGCAAAATGGAGCTTGTGAAACAGGTATTCAAATTGTTGATTTTGCTAACGAACTCGAATGGTTGAATGTAATGAACAATTTTAGACCAGTTCCCCCATGGAATATTGAATTATTATTGGGTACTGATGCTGTGGAATATACTTGTGGATCAGAGTGGGGGGTATGGAATGATCCTGAGTGTGTAGTTGTATATGATGAGGAACCAACATGCGATCCTACTCCAACACCAGCACCAACATCAACAGAAACTCCAGTAGCATTTACTCCTACTCCGGGACCTACTGAACCATGTCCAACACCAGAACCTACTCGTCATTGTGAATCGTTATCTCATGAGTTTGATAGTAATCAATGTCCAACTCCGAGTCCATCAGCTACTCCAACACCAACACCAACTGAAACTCCTACTCCGACACCTACTCCCACTGAGACTCCTACTCCAACGCCGTCGCCAACACCAAGTCCAACGCCATCGCCAACACCAAGTCCGACTCCAAGTCCTACTCCGAGTCCAACGCCGTCGCCAACACCGAGTCCGACTCCAAGTCCTACTCCGAGTCCAACGCCGTCGCCAACACCTAGCCCGACACCATCGCCAACACCGAGTCCAACGCCATCGCCAACACCAAGTCCGACTCCAAGTCCGACTCCAAGTCCGACTCCATCACCCACGCCAAGTCCTACTCCATCGCCAACACCAAGTCCGACTCCAAGTCCTACTCCGAGTCCAACGCCGTCGCCAACACCAAGTCCGACTCCAAGTCCTACTCCGAGTCCAACGCCGTCGCCAACACCTAGCCCGACACCATCGCCAACACCGAGTCCAACGCCATCGCCAACACCTAGCCCGACACCATCGCCAACACCGAGTCCAACACCAAGCCCAACGCCGTCGCCAACACCAAGCCCGACTCCGAGTCCAACGCCATCGCCCACTCCTTAAGTTATAATAAGAGAATAATATTATGGAACCTATTAAAATTATCAATATAGAATGCGTAAGTAGTAATGCTCCGTGTTATACTATCACTATATCAGCTGCTAATTTTATTCCTGGATATTATATTGAGACTAGTTTAGACAATGGAGGAACATGGACAACACAACAATTATTAACATCTTCAATAACTACTACCGATATATGTTTCGAAGAACCACTAGAATCTGCTGTCTTGATCAGATTAGCATATGTAGGATGTATGGAAACTATACCTCCAACGCCAACACCATCACCAACACCAACAGAAACTCCAACACCTACCCCGACACCTACTCCCACTGAGACTCCTACTCCAACGCCGTCACCAACACCGAGTCCGACACCTAGTCCAACGCCAAGTCCTACTCCATCGCCAACACCAAGTCCGACTCCAAGTCCGACTCCATCACCCACGCCAAGTCCGACTCCATCACCCACGCCAAGTCCTACTCCATCGCCAACACCAAGTCCGACTCCAAGTCCTACTCCGAGTCCAACGCCGTCGCCAACACCTAGCCCGACACCATCGCCAACTCCTAGTCCAACGCCGTCGCCAACACCGAGTCCAATGCCATCACCAACACCGAATCCGACGCCGTCACCAACCCCATAATTACTATATCTCTATATAATCAAAGGACTTAAATTCATTATGGAAACAATATTTATTCAAATAGCATCATACAGGGATCCTGAATTAGTACCAACTATTAATGATCTGATAGATAAAGCAGCAAATCCTAACAATCTAAGATTCGGCATAGCGTGGCAAAATAATAAAAAAAATGATGCTTGGGATAATATAGATTTATTTAAAAATGATAAACGATTTAGAATTATAGATATAGATTATAAACAATCTCAGGGAGTATGTTGGGCCAGAAATAAAGTACAACAGTTATATAATAATGAAAAGTATACACTACAAATAGATAGTCATCATAGGTTTATAAAAGATTGGGACATTTTATTGATAGACATGGTCAAAAATTTGCAAAATGATGGTTATAACAAACCATTGATCACCACATACTTGCCTAGTTATAATCCAAAAAATGACCCAAGTGATAGAGTTATGGTTCCTTGGAAAATGAATTTTGATAGATTCATACCAGAAGGGGCCGTTTTCTTTTTACCAGCACCATTTGACAATAATGATGATATTACTAAACCTATACCATCCAGATTTTATAGCGCACACTTTGCGTTTACATTAGGTGATTTTGTTAAAGAAGTACAACACGACCCTAATTATTATTTTCATGGTGAAGAAATAAGTATAGCAGTAAGAGCATTTACACACGGATATGATCTTTTTCATCCTAATATTGTTGTGGCTTGGCACGAATATACTAGAAAAGACAGAACCAAACAGTGGGATGATGATAAAACTTGGCATGTAAGAAACCAATTAAGCCATTTAAGAAATAGAAAATTATTTGGAATGGATAATGAAAAACAAGATATTGATTTTGAAAAATATGGTTTTGGCAATATTAGAAGTTTAACAGATTATGAGAAGTATAGTGGGCTATCGTTTAAATCAAGATCCATTACAGATGATGTGATTTATCATAAAAATCCTAATTTGAATAATATAGATATTCCTGATAAAGATTTTCAAGAATCATTACAACACATTTTTAAATATTGTATAAATTTACCATCAGATAAAATTAATGAAAATGATTATGATTTTTGGGTGGTTGCTTTTCATGATGCTGAAGATAGAACAGTATATAGAAAAGATAGTGATAAAGAAGAAATAAAAAATACAGTTTCTAACGGGCGACCGACCTTCTATAATATATGGAGAGAATTTCATGTTTCCGAAATGCCAAAAAAATGGGTGGTATGGCCGCACTCACTATCTAAAGGCTGGTGCGAAAAAATAGAAGGTTCAATAATATGAAAAGGGCATTGGTTGGTTTTGTAACAAATATTACAGCTAATTATTCAAAAATAAAAATATGGACTAATAGCTTTAAAAAACATTGTAAAAATGATGCAATATATCTTATTGCAGCAAATGCATCAAATGAAGAAATAGACTTATTAATAAAACTAGATATTAATATTCATAATATTATTATTGATGATAATGATTTACAATTTATCAACCATAAAAGACTTTACTATACATATGATCTTTTGTCTAAAATTGATATAGAATATATATTAGTTACTGATGTTTTTGATGTTATTTTTCAAAATGATCCATTTAAAAAATTAGACTTTAATAAATTTGATTTGTTTCTAACTTTAGAAGGAGTGTTGGTGAGTGAAGAACCTTGGAATTCTGATGTAATAAACAAAATTTTTCCAGAATACTATCAGTTATGTAGAAATCGAGATGTAATTTGTAGCGGCATTATAGCAGGAAAACGAGACCATCTAATTAATTTATTATCTAGCATGTATAATTTGTGTGAAAACTGTTCAAATAATCATAATATAAAAGATCAGGCCGCACTTATAGTTTTGGATACTATCAAACGTATTGATGCACATATTAAATATCTATCATTAAAGGATGGTTGGGTCGTGAATTGTGCCGTTGCTGGGCCAACCAATTTTTTTGAATCTTGGGGATTTAAGAATACTATTGAAAAAAGATACCTAGATATACCAGTATTAAGAAATAATAATATATATATTGGTGATTTACAATATGATATAGTACATCAATTTAATCGTATTTCTGAATGGAATAAGGAGTTAATAAAAGATTATGAGTAATGCAATATGCATGTGTACAACATCAGAGACATACTCCCAAAATTTAATAGATTGGAAAAAGAATTTTATTGATGAGAACACCTATTTGATTGTAGATAAAACTAAAAATAGTAATTTTAATTCTAATGATTTTATATATACAGAATCTGATATTAGAAAAAATCTTAATTTTAATCATGATGTTAGCAAAAAGCACTACTGGAATAGCTATGGCAACAGAAATATTATCTGGTTTTATGCGCATTTTAGAATGATTAATTTCTATTTAACCCATAATGATTTTGACTATTATTGGTTTTTTGACGATGATGTATATATGGATAATTGGCAAAAATTTATTGATACTACAAATAATTATGATTATGATTTTATGTCATATTTTTGTTTTAAAAAGAATAATGTAAAATCTACAGAAAATATACCATATATCGATCACAACACAACTTCTGGACAACTGTGGTTTGAAAGATTTCCTGGTCATAATGACATACTACCAAAAACAAATGAATATTTTGGGTCTTTTTTTCCAACGGTCAGGTACTCTAATAAAGCGATGAGAAAATTGATTGAAATTAATAGTTTAGGATATTTTGGTTATTCTGAGGGTTTTGTTCCAACAGTATTAAATATGTATAATTTTTCACTCAAATCTATTATCAATCCTGATAATTCATCAGATATGTTCGATATTAACGATATAAATATTTTACATAAAAATATAAGGATTACATGGCAATGGATATAAAAAAGCCAATATTAGTTACAGCTATTTATGATATAGGTAGAGATAATTGGGAATCATATAATCTATCATACAACAATTATTTAGCATGGATGCGCAATACTCTCTCATTAGATAGTTATATTGTAATTTATACAGAACGGAAATTTTTGTCTAAAATAGAGGAAATGCGTAAGGAATTCGATCCTACACTAGATAAAACAGTTATTATAACAACACCAATTGAGGAGTTGGATGCGTATAAACTGTACTATACTAAACTTTGTGATTTAATGTTCAGTAAAGAATTCAAAGATAAAATACATACTAAAGTTCCAGAGATGACCAAACCCCTATATAATGTCATCATGTTCAATAAAATATTTTTTCTAAAAAAAGCTAAAGAATTTTTTAATGGAGATTTTTATATTTGGGTAGATGCTGGTGGTCTAAGAGAGAATATATCCAATTATAATAATCAAAGATGGCCATGTTTGAATAAAATCAACGAACTAGATAACTCAAAAATAACATTTTTTAGCCATAGTCAAACTATAATGATTAGGAATCAAGATATCGAAAATCATGCGTTGTCTCAACAAAGATACATACAAGGAACAGCTTTTTTGATTCCGGTAAATTTGATAGATGAATTATTAGATAATTTTAATCAAACTATTAATGAATCTCTGGAACATCAATATATAGGAAGTGACGAAAAAATATTCGATATAACTTATTGCAAAAATAAAACCAAATATAGTTTAATTAAGTGTGATTGGAGGACTTACTTTAATATATTCAAAGACGATGGACTAAAACTTTTCGATAAAGACGGAAATAGACCTTCAAAAATATTTCTAGATCTAGGATCTCATCAATTACAAGGATTAAAAAAATATATTGATAAATTATATATAGATAATAGCTGGGAAATACATTGTTTTGAACCGAATTCTATGGTTAAAACAGAAGAGTTTATTGAAGCGATTAAAGAATTGTCTATTCAATTTCATAAAAAAGCAGTATGGATAAGAAATGGAAGAACTATTTTTAATCAACACGGAGAAAAAGGAGAAGGGCAAGGTTCTTTATTGGAAGAAACTGAAGGTGGAAAAGCGTATGGAGATTTTTATGCAGAAGAGGTAGTGGACTGTGTTGATTTGCTAGACTTTATAAAAAAATTAGATCCTAAAAAAGATATTTATATCAAAATGGATATAGAATGGTCAGAATATAAAGTTCTTAATAAATTATTATCTGATTGGCCTAAAAATATCAAAAAGATATGGATTGAATGGCATGGATCTAATAGCAATAAAGAGAATATAAAGACTCTAGAGGATGCTATTAAAAATTTAGGAACAGATCTAGAGGTAATTTAATCAATCTATTTTTGTGCATATTCTGATCTAGGATATCTTTTAGTATAGTGATCTATCTTTGAATGATGCATACAATACGGATTTGCAAAACCTTTATTTAAAGCGTTCAAAAGCCAAAACTCTCCAAAAATTCTAAATTCGATAGGCTGTAGTTGAGAATCTTTTCTTATATAACAACCATATACATCATTAAAACTTCTAATTTTTTTAATATAAGAATTTGATGCCCACCAAAAATTACCAGAAAAATGTGGATGTTTATGACCGTCTTGTATAGACTGAAGATTAACTCCACAAGCATCATAATTTTTTAAATATTTTGTTGATTCGTCCCATAATTCTATCAAGAAATATTCCATTAAGTCTATCCAATCCTGTATATTATCTTTTTCATTTTCTTTTGAGTGTGCTCTCCACACTCCTTTACTATGTAAATATAAAATATTATCTTCGTCTGAAAATTCCTTACATTTATTCCATAAAAAATCTAATGTGTGTCCTTCCGTACTTTCATTATTTGAATTAAATGATAGATGAATTTTATTATCGTCTTTTAGAAGTGAAATGATAGAATCATCAATATGTTTACCTATCATATTAATATATATTGTATTAATAGAATCATAAAGTCCATAATTTTTAATTTTATGCATGGTTTTTTGGAATCTATCAAAGTAGTCATTTATACAAAACATATGATAAAAGATATAGTTCATAATATAGTTTTAGTTTTTAAAAAAGTTGTACGCTAAATAATCTTCTATCTCATTCTGATTTCCTATATCGAAATGATGATCTCCTAATCTACCATCATCGATTCTATTATATTTTTTAACTTGAAATTCTTCCCTAGTTTTAGAATAATAGTGATTTAATTGAGCAATATCTGTTGGTACATCTAGATAAGGACAATTAGGGCGATGAACTTGCATACTAGGGGTGTTTTTATCGATTCTTACTATAGATTTTCCAATAATATCAGGATTAATACCTCTTTTTGTAAATCTTTGTAAAACACTATAATTATTATTTTCAACTTTATCCAAACCATTATTACCAAAATAAAACCATCTAAAACAAAACGCAGCATATTCTTTATAGTTTTTTAAAAAATCTTTTATATTTTTATGATTTTTTAGAACTAAAAATTCATCAATATCAAAAAAAGCAGCATATTCATATTCTGATTTATAATCGTCAATAAATTTATTATAACTATAAATTTGTCTATCTCCTCTATCTTCATCAAATTCTATTTTAATTAAATTAGGATGATTAAATTTTGTGCGCCAATTATTTTGATAAAGAAATATATTATCGAATCCTAATTTAATATGATATTCTACCCATTCTTGAATATAATAATCTTCATTTTTAGCTATACAAACACACGCTGTTTTCATATTTATTTGCACCAGTTTGTTGATCTGTTTCCACTCATGTACGATTCGTACTCTCCAGGCATCAACTGATTTTTCCAATCTTTGTACCAAGGAAGATGTTTAGAAGTATATGGTCCAGCTAATCTTATATATGGCCAATTAGTTGTATAGTTATTATTAATCAAACAAAAAGTGGTATCTATATCAGCCCAATACATTTCTATCTCTTCATGTATGACCTTATTTTGCCAAAATTTACTTTCCCATTGTTTTATAGTTTGATTTTCATATTTAACATCTTCTCGCAGATTATCACCAGAAATATCTAAAGCAACCCCTACTTTTCTAATTTTATATTTTTCAGAAGTTTCATACATTATTTGTATTGTTTTTTTATCTACAGCATCAGATATTTCAATATCAGGATCTGTCAATAGGAAAATGGGTCCAACTATTTTTTTAATTGATTCTAATTCATACACCCTATGTCCATGATTCTCCGATAGTCTAATAATGTTTAGTTTAGAATTATCCAAAAAATTTACCATTGGACCGTATGTACTATTATTATCAACAATGAATATATTATTAGTTATATTAATAAGTCTTTCACAAATTTTTTTAACATATGTATAATTATTATATGCTATAATTAAGCATGGTATGTTTTCTGTATTCATATTAATTCTTCATTAAAATTTAGAATAGTTGGCCATAAATATTCTACCATATAATTGGTCTCGTTTTTGACTTCATATGTAGGTAATAAGCTTTTGATTTTTTCATACTGATCAATATCTCTTTTTTTTATTAAATTTCTAGAAACAATACATTGAGCTGAATTAATAAACTTTATTGGTAATTTATAAGCAATATCGTGTTTTTTACATAAATTTATTGTTCTATCAAGAACTTCGCCACCTCTTTCGTATACTCTTCCCAATGGTACAAATTCTTTATCGAAGTTAAAATTATTAACAATATTTAAAAAAGAGGCACAGTGGAAAAAAGGATTATCTTGACTAAAACAAACATAATCTGGTAAATCATAATAATTATCTATTATATAACTTAAATAAGCTATAGTGTCAAAACCTACATTTGGTAAATCAATGTGGTATTTTCCATTATTAATAGGATTTTTATTATAAACAATGTATTCATGTTTTAATTCATTTATCCATGTAAGATTTTGTTCATAATGACAGATGATAATTTTCATTTTCATATTATTATACCTATATTGTGATGATTATATAATAGGGGTCTCGGTTGGTGTCGGGCTTGGCGTTGGAGTCGGAGATGGTGTTGGGCTAGGCGTCGGACTCGGTGTTGGTGACGGCGTTGGACTTGGAGTCGGGCTTGGTGTTGGTGATGGCGTTGGACTTGGAGTCGGGCTTGGTGTTGGTGATGGCGTTGGACTTGGAGTCGGGCTTGGTGTTGGTGATGGCGTTGGACTTGGAGTCGGGCTTGGCGTTGGAGTCGGAGATGGTGTTGGGCTAGGCGTAGGACTCGGTGTCGGCGATGGCGTTGGACTTGGCGTTGGAGTCTCGGTCGGTGTTGGACTTGGAGTAGGACTCGGCGTCGGGCTAGGCATTGGAGACGGTGTTGGACAATTAAGGCTATTGAAAAACTCCATATTAGAATAACAAGCAATAGTTGGCGTTGGTGTAGGAGTAGGAGTTGGTGGAGGTAATGTTGGTGTACACGCAATTGTAACACAAGGAGTTGGTGTAGGATTATACAAATGACACGCAACATCTATCCAAATTAATCCACCTTTTTCGCAACAGTTAGATTCTTCTGAAAATCCTTCATACTGAGTATGACCGAGGAACTGAATAGTCCCGCAATACTGCGAATTATAATTTGGTATTTGTTCTATAGGCATACTAAAATATCTATAATTACAATCAGTATCTAGGGTTGGTGGCATAATAGCCCCGGAACATAAGCTTAGAGACTCCCAATACATTCCTCGGCCAGATCCATGCACCAAAACCTGAGGAACTCCCTCACTAAAATTTGGTATTTGTTTTATATCGTGGTTGAAAAATCGTTGACAAGATTGTGCTCCACCAAGAGTTCCAGAACTACAAGCATCTTCTGTTTCACCATTAATACTCATCCATCTTAAACCATCAGCAGTATCATAGGAATGAGTTAATATTTGCTCTTTATTAGCGTTGAATCCTGATAATTGTTCCATAGGTACATTGAAATACCTGTGAATTCTACACCACTTTGGGTCTTGATATGCACACATTAGTATTTACCTATCATTACTAAGGTGGTCCACCATCATCTAAACATTCTTCAGTAGTACTAAAAAGTGGTGGAGATCCTGTTCCTATAATCATATACGTTCCACCAGGACAATCACTAGCGCTTTCATCACCACCCAAACTTGAATCGCATATCAGATACATTGTTACCAAATCACCAGCTGCTGCTCCGTAACCCAAAGGATTTCTTACGTCATTTATTAACGTTGATCCCAATATACACTCTGAAGACATTGAATGATCAACATTAACTGATATTCCGGATGCGGTGTTAGAAGTAAAGTCATTATCTGCTGTACCAGTTACCAATAATGGTGCACTAGATACGTGCTCCATGATAATGTATTCATTATTTTCATGAAGTTTGGCATATATTTTACTGCCTTTATAATAAGTCTTACCTAGATAGTCTTTAACATTAATAAAATTACAACCAGATCCAGCTAATTTAGCTTCTCCACTGCACATAGGATCAATACGTTCTGTTAATTGAGCGATAACAATTTTATTAGAGTCTCCTCCTGCTACCCATACTCCTCTTTTTCTATCAAACCTTAGATCTATAGGAGCAACTGGCCAAGTTCGTGGATTAGCGAGCCAATTATCCATAAATTTATCAGCTAATCCTGAGTTATTAAAAATGCCCTTTTCAGTATCTATTTGAATATCTGTAGAATTTGGTATAGGTTTACCATCAGTATCATAACCCCAAGCTTGTAAAACTAGTGGGCCTCTTAGAGCACAAAATCCGAAATCATCATGATCGTCGTATCTGTCAGGATCGTGAGAAGATTTAATATCAGCAATATCTTCACCAAATGAAAGCATTAAAATATTAGTACTATCAGATTCTCCTCTAGAATCCCATTCTTCTAATAACTTCTTAGATAAAATAGGATTTAAATATTTTTGATTAATAGGTAAGCCTTTTGATCCACTATTCTTTTTATTTGTTGATGAATTTTCATCATCTTGATCCCAGCTTTGAAAATAAGGACTCAGTCTATATTTTCTGCCCTTGATCGATACTGGAGAAATTAAACCATCTAATGACATTAATGCCATATTATATACGGCATCTCCTGTGACTGCACTTTCTACTTCTTTTAGAGTATTAAGTCCCATTTCATAATTTTTACGCGTTGTTGATGATGAACTATCTTCTTCCGAAGTATCTTCTTCTTCTTCTTCTTCTGGTTGTTGTTCTTCTTCGCATTGATCAAACGATGAATCACATATACCGTCTAAGTTTATAGCAATGCTTGGAGTGCATTCATTATTTGGAGTTGGTGTTGGTGTAGGAGTTGGTTCGTTATTTTCTTCGCCACCGCCTCCTCCATTATCTTCTTCTTCTAAGATAGCATCATAATATCCACCAATTAATAAGGACGATGGAGAAGCCGAAACATTTGGCGAAGCAACTCGACTTAAAATTTCTTGTATACCTAAATCTTTTAACCTTTGTGCGATAGCTTTTCTAGTTTCTGCCACCATAATAAGTGAATTTTTTCTTTGTGTTCTAATAATATCTAGTATTCTATTTCTTTCTTTATTTGCTTTCTGAACCTCATCAGACAAAGCCTTGGCGTATTGACCAAATTTTGCTGAGTATACCTGAAATGAATAATCTGAAGTAACACCGCCCTCATTATAATTTACATTAATACTCTTGATTGTAGCTATTGTATTACGAAAAACCCCTATACTGTAAGCTGGTGGTTCAGCAAGTGTTACACTACCGCTCTCTGTTTTATTGGTAAATCTAAGACCAGCATTGGACAAAGCTGTTCCCACAGTATTCATACCAGCATAATCACCATAGGCCCACGGACTCAAATCGGTTTTTACAATTTCTGTTGAGCCTATTTGTCCTTGACTACCAACCCAAGGACCATAAACATAAATATTACTTTTCATAGGTATATTAACAGCATAATACATTGCTGCTGCATTTTCTAGTTTAAAAATATTGATAGCTGTTTTTCTAGTTGCTCCCTTAATTCCTTGTTGATGATTCGATATAAAATCTGTTACATTTTGTGCCATACCGAGCATAGCGGCTAAAGCTCTTAAACCTTGTGTTTTAATTCTATTATCCGCATTAACTGTTAGTCCTAAAAAGGGTGTTTGTATAACCACATCATTAGTATTGGTTTGAGGATTATTATAAACTTGTCCTGTGGTAGTTAATGATCCATAGATCATATTATTAGTTGGTTGATATACATAATTATTATCAGAAAAATCTTTAGATATGATAAAGTCAATATCAAATGCCCCAATCCGTCTTTTTCTACTTCCGGCGGCTGAAATCATACCAAATCCATTAACTTTACCATCTTGAGTAATAAATAAAGAAGGATCAATTAATCCCATTCTATTAGCTGGTGTTCCGTATCCAGCCTCTACGGGAACATCTGATAATGATACTGAAGTATTATCTGATGCCATACCACCGTATAAACCATATGGAGCATGAGCACATATTGTATTAACAGGCACAAGCCAGTATCTACCGTACCATGTTTTAATAAATTGTTGGAACCATGCATATGCTCTTTCATATAAAACAACATTTACAGCAGCAGAGAACGCGGTGGATATCCCGGAGATATCGTCCATAGCTCTTGCGAAACCGTTCACATTTCCATTGTTAGCAAAACCTTGCAAAGCATTAAACGCATCTAAAACACGACGTAAATTGACTTGTCCCAATCCTAATAAATTAATAAGAGTTCCGGACAAGCTTTGTTTATTATTTTCATTACATATTATACCATATAATTTCCACATTTCCGAACTACCAGTAAAGAGTATTTCTTCTTCGGAAATGGTAAACATAGGAGGAAATCCATTAATAATAGCGGCTATAGGACTAGTATTAATAGGAACTGTAAAATTAATACCATCAACCTGTATAGGAAATCCTGTGAGATCGTATCCTAACATCATCCGAGCTTTTGTTTCTGTAACAACATTGGCTAAATAATGAACTTGTTCACCAATAACAAATTTATTACTATTCGCATAAATTTCTTCGAATCCGCGTTCTCCCTTTGTGCAAATACCAGAGGAGAATCCAGCAGATATAATATCTTTTATTGGATTATCATTTGTTGGTATAATAGTTCTATCTATTAGATTAATAAATATAGTATATCTTTGGAGTGTAACATAAAAATCACAACCACAAGCATCACATGCCTCACTAATTAAATTTAATAAATTACTTTCAGAATTAGATGTTCTAGCATATGGTGCTCTAAATAATAATGTATTAATCAACAATTGAAAGTTTAACGATAATCTATATTGTCCATTAGTTGTCACTATACCAGTATTATATTGTTGTATAGCGCGTAAAGCATCAACTAGATAAACCTGGTTATCACCAGATGATCTTCCCCAATTGTTACAATTATTAACTCGTGGCCAATTGTGGGTATCTTCTCCCGGAGGACACAGTGCAACATCTTTGTGCATCCAAGCGCAAACATTCATAAAGTTATAATTATCTAATGATGGTACTGGACAATAATATCCTTTTAATAAAACAGATACATACTCTAACATTTTTCTAGGATCAATAACTTGTACCTTATATCTTAATCCATTACTACTTAAACTTTCTGTAGCTGATGTTAGTATTCCACCAAAAGATAATCCAGGAGTAGAAGATCCTTGATTAGCATAAACATTAAATAAAACTGGTGTTCCTACTTCTGCTATTTGACCCGCTCCTTGACCAGCACAAGGATCAACAACCAATTCCATATCCAAAGTTGATGATGCCGCACCTATGCCTAATACTAGACTAAAATTACTTAGCCATAAATTACTGGATACAACTTGTCCACCAGATGGTGTTGTAAATGTAAATAGGGCGCTCCTAGAATCACATTTCGTTGGCATAATATAATTCCTTCTAACTAATATTTAGTTTATTTTGATATTCAGTAAATATTAAATTTACTAATTCATTAGAATTATTATTTAGAATAATCCTAGTCTCATTCTGATATAATAAATTATCCGCTAGATAAGTATCATCTCCTTTAATTATATATACACCCGGTATTAAATTAGTAAAAGTAGTATCTTCATTAAATGAATTATAATAATTTTTTGGACCAATAATAGCACATTGTGTATTTTGTGGACTAATTTTAACAGATAGGGTCAGTCCTTCTGATTCTATAGTATTAATTTCACCAAGGCTGGTAGACTCATAAGAGGATCCACCAAACAATGATTTGACCCAAGTTGATATAATAAAAGAGTTTTCTAATGTGTCTGTAAGGACACTAGGAATAAAAGTATTGTTTTGGTTACCTATGTAAACTAAGATATCACCATATTTTATCAAGTCTAAAATTGATCTATTATAAATGGTCAAGACCTGTTGCATATTTAAAAAATGATTATCATAATCTATAGTATTATTATTAAAGCTTAAATATTTTGGAATATTATTAAATCTATCTTTAATTCTAACAATCATATATCTTTCATCTAAATTTGAAACATATTGAGTATCTTTAATAAGATTATTTTCAAATAAAATATTTTTCAATTCAGAATCTGTTGAATTAAAAGTATAATATTCTATAGAATAAATATTATTTAATGATTCTTCTGGTGTGAAGAATGTGCTTTGGCCCTGAATATCTAAACTAATTTCACCAGTATGTTTAGGATCTGTTATACTATATATATAAATATTATTATAGTTATTTGAGTTATTAATAACTTTGATTAATTGTTTAATGTGCTGTAAATAGTTAAAAGAATTTGGATATATATCACATATAATATTATTAATATCTATATTATAAGTTAGTAAATTAAATTTTTGTAAAAAATTAATTGTAGTATCATAAGATAATGGTGAATATAGATTTTTTAATATGCTGGTAGATATTTCTTCTATGATAATATCATTATCTGTTGAAGAACCGATAGCAATACCAGCACAACCACCGTTAAAAAATTCTCGATATCCGGTACCGTTTATAATCAGGCTTCCCTTAATCAAACTAGGATTGTCACTATCAATTTCATTAGATTTTAATCCTAGTGTCATGTCAAAAGATTCTTTTGTTTTTAAATTCAACAAAGATACCACAGAAGATGGATCCTGTACTCCTGGTGAAATATGAAAATAATAAAACCATTCATTAGAATTGTTTCCTAATTTTAATAATTCAATAGTACCATCAGTAATAGAATATTTATCTAACATATTTCTAACAACAAGAAACTCATTTTGCACACCATTAATATTAAAATATATACTACTATTAATTGACAAATTTTGTATGGTTTGCCAAAGAGTAGAGTTTTGTACAATATATTTATATGGTATCAGTACTGTATCAAATATATCTCTTGTTAAAACTAAATTCTTAGTAACGATTGGATTGTCTGGTTGAAGTCTAATATTAATATTCATTGGACTAATATTAGGTATAATAAAAGACGATTCTAATGAACACCGATTATCAAGTGGTGACGGATTCACATACATTGTATAATTACCGGGTGGAAAAGCATTATAGAATTTATAATGATATGTCTTTTTATCATAATTATTAATTTGTGTATTAGTAATATCTTGGTATTGAATATAATCTGTAGATGGTCCTAATGGTCCAGACTGATTAGTGTAGAAATTAAAAGAATCAACACTTGTAATTTCTGTCACAAAAGGATTATTAAATTTAGAATATACATATGTTTGTTCTGTAGTATTATTAATAAATTTTAAATCAAACGGACCGTATCCAGTAAGCTTGAATTCTAGTGAGCCATAGGAATCATATAGAGCTGGTGGATATATATTATCGTATTGAATACTGATAGTATCATTTTTAACAGTAAACTCTGTGCCGGTAACAGAACAATTATTGCTATCTATAATCGTGGGTAGGTATGTTCCGGGAATTAAGTTATCTATAGTAAAAACATCATTATTATTGATAGTTGTTGTAGAATCTCCGAGAATAACTCTATATGGACTAATTCCTCCAATAATTTGAGCTTTATAATATCCATTATTAAAACAACTATACTCTGATTGTTGTATTTCATTCAAAATTAATTCATCTGGTGATTCTATAGATATTGTTGTTATTGAACTATATGTATTATCAATTAAACTTTTGAGTTTGTATGAATAAGTTCCATTCGATAAATTAAACACTTTTCTGGTATCATTAGAGATTTGATTAGCTGAAATATTATTTGACCACTCCACAACATACGAAGCAAATGATACTATTTCTGCTTGGTTTGTAAATTGAATAGATGTTATTCTTATCGATCCGCTACTATTACTATAGCATTTATTATCTGTTTTAATATATTTTGTGATCATAATTAGCTTTTATCCGCATTTAATAAATTCTGTAGTTTTGCTATAAGTATATTTTCCTTCAGTTCTTTTATTTTTTAATTGCCACCAACTATTATATGGGGCTATTGCTGTTAACCAATAATTATCAACGCACTCTATTAGTGTTGGCATTTTGGTAGTATCACAATTTTTTAAACTACCTCTTATAGTTACAGTAGCTCTATGAGGAGTATCCGCAACAACCTGTACTATAGCTTTATTACTATAAGGAATAGGTATTTCAATAGCCCTATAAACAGGTAATGATTCATCCACACTTAATTCGATAGAACCATCTCCCACAGGATCACAACTATTAATATCATCAAATTGAGCACTAAAAGTTATTTCTCCGTTTACTGGCGATTTATTTAAAGAGCTGGATATTCTTTGATAGCAATACTGGAAACCCGAAGATGGACACGGATTTAAGGTTAATACACAATTACCAGCGATACCATTCAGGGCGACAAAATCACTTGATGGCCAAGTTCCATTAATTAATAATGGTTGTAATTGATTTAATGCTTGTAATGCATTGGCGTACCTTTCTTCTGTACAACTTTTATTATCTAATATATCTGTAGTAGCACTAGATAATCCTTTAATAGTTCCGCTAATGTTTCTGAAACGTTGATTTTTAACTTGATCTTTTTTATCTTCTGTATTAATATCAACAAATGCATATGGTGCGCATGATCCTTGGCTAACATACATATCGAATGACCATGATACTAAACCATTACCAGTATTAATATCTAAAGATTTTGTATCTAACCATTTTGACCATCCGCTATATTTTCCTATAGGGTGTGACGAATCACACGCATTTAAAGCCATTAATGCTTTGGCTCTTTCTTTTATAATATCAATAGAATTTTGAATACCATTATATGATGGTATGCCACACACATCTCTACCATAAGAAGCAACATTAAGTCTTCCAGATATTTTAATATAGCTTTTAGATACCCCCATAATTTGATCAACAGAACCAAGGTTATTAACCTCTCCAATAATTTGAATGTTTTCATCATATTCTAATAAAAACAAAGCTTTAGTTATACATGTTTGTCTTAGAAAATCAGGGTCCGGATTAACTGCTGGTGATCCATCTACAGTTTCTATAGCTATTTGTATAGTATAATTTGCAGTATATGGTTGATCACCCATAGTAATGTCAACACTGCGTATTCTGCCATTACCATTCAAAAAATCGCTACCACCAGAACATCCTATCATTAAATTAATACAACTATAATTAGTTTGATAAGTATTTAATTCAGCAATTTTTTGTTTAATATTTTTATCTACAAGTGTTCCACTCAAAGTAACAATTAGAAAACCACCAATAGTATGTTCTCCAGCTTTTGTATATTCATACGATGTATTTACGAATGGTGCTGGTCGTAAACTAGTGCCATTTAAAAATACAGAATCAAATTTAGAACTCATATTATCTCCAATTTATACTGTACATTGTTGTAAATAATCTTTTTTAAGAGTTAAGCTATTTAGTGTTCTATTGATATTGTTATTAACAATAATAAATCCTGTACCATCTCCACCACCTTGAAGATTAACAGTATCTGTTGCCTTGCCTATGTATTGTTCTATTAGCTTTTGTAGTTTATTTTTTAAATCATTGATAATACAAGAGTCAAATGCAGCACAAGAATTTCCATTGGACGATAAAGATGCTGTAAACTCATATTTAAGAGGTCTGAATGTTTTTAAGTCTTGTAATAGTGTTCCATACATCGGAATAATATGTTCAACAACTATTGGCTCTCGATAATTAATATCAACTGTTAAATCAGTTCTAAATCCATTTTCTTCGCACGAATCGACAGTAGACCAATCGAAAGTAAAAGAAATAGAGCCATCAACTCTAGATTTAGATATTGTTGATGCAGAAGGTTTGATACAAAGAGCATTATCCAGTGTGGTGGTTTCGCAGGCTGTGATAGGGTTATTAGGACAATTTGGCTGTTTGATCAAAGATAATTCTGAACCTTCCCATGAACTTAAATTAGAGAATCTATTTTTAATAACAGCTAATACAGAATCAGCATTAGCTAGTTTGGAATCCGTACAAGTATCAGACAAGTCTATTAGATCTGACCATGATACGGATATCAGACCATTAATATTCCCTGTTATTGATCTTTTTTCGGTTTTATCTTGATAGTTTTTATTGTTTGCAAAAGTTAAATCTACTAGAGCATACTTTTGTGTGGAGCATTGAGGAATCAGGATAATGGAAGCAGAAAAGGACACGGATCCATCTATATTAGTATCCATGCTTCTAGTTTGTAATAATTTAGTCCATGTTTTATATTCGCTAAATATTTCATGTTGTGGTCCAAATTTTACTAGTTTACGCAAAACAGTCATGGCTTTTTTAAACGTATCGCCATCATCATTACATACTGGCTGACATTTAATATTTATTTTATTAGTAAATCTTACAAAAGTTTTAGAAAATTCTCCATTATTGTATAAATAACCATGGGAATCCTCACCTAATTCTATCTCTTCTGATTGATCTAAACTAGTTACACAATCAGATGCTACTATTCCTAAAGTATTTGGTGGTATAGTATCAATTTTACTTTTAAGTTCTATACTATAAGCACCAAGATTAATCCATGCAGGATCAGCTCCCTGCTCTATATTAACATTAATTATTCTTGCCAAACCAGAATAAAATGAATCAAGGGTAACAGTAATGCACTGTGAGTCCCGACCAATATTTCTTATATTTTGTAGTTTACTCATAACCTGACTGCCGGTGATAGAGCCGTCATCAGAAACACTAACAGTACCAGTAACAGTATAAGATACTGAACCTCCTATAATTTCCCCTGATCGTGTTCTATAGTATTCTGGTCTACTTGTTACTTTAGCATCTTCTAATAATATTCCTGCTATAGTTACTGCCATAGTCCTTGTCCTTATAATAAATTTTAATTATTGCTTGAACTAATTGTTATCCAATTATCATTACCAGCGTGAACTAATGATATGTTTGTTGATGGTGCTAAACTTGTTAATTCTGTGCCATATCCGCTTTTTCTTATAAATATATAAAAACCAGTATCTCTATTTACTATAGTAAATTTTTTACCCATATATAGTCCGGTACCATTAGGTAAATATAATATAGCTGGATTAACAGTTGGAGTTAAAAATTGATATTCTGCATCGTTTGCGGATAAGTATGTAGATGCTCCAGATAAAGAACCAGAAGTTGCTAGGTTTTCATATCTTAATCTACTATTATTTATGGTGTCGGTACTATCTGTCTGGTAAATCATTTTATGAATTGAACTAGTGCCAGTTGGCATAGTAGTTGGAGTTATATTTGTACCTGTTGGTGTTGATAATGAATTAATAATAACTCCACTATTTAATATAACACCACTATTAAACGAAGATATTCCATAGATATTTACGGCTCCACTTACACTAATACCAGATGCAATTTGTGCATTACTAACAGTGATATTGGTAAATATACCAGAAACAAATGTGCTTGTACCAGAACTCACTATGCCCGATGAAAATATTCCAGTGCCGCCTGCAATATTTATACCTGAATAAAAGGTTGCAGATCCCGAACTAATAATACCAGAAGCAAATGTTCCTGTTCCTATTACAATAATATTATCATCAAAAGTAAATTCATCATCAGAATAAAAATATATTCCAGTAGACTTTACTAATAATCCATTAGTGTTATTAGCAAAAATATGTATTCCGCTATTGCCTACTACGGTGCGATTATGTCCAATTACAATATTATCTGTTCCGCTAGCACTGGAGTTCATACCATGAATAATATTATTTAATCCTGTTGCATATGATTCTATACCACAAACTATATTATTTAAACCAGAGACTGATGATGATTGTCCAAAAATAATTCCGCCAGAACCATATATACTATTATTATAGCCAACGATAACACCTGTCTCTTCGATATCTGCATAGTTACCATTACCGACAGCAAATACACTAGCAAAAAATGAAGAATTATCAAGAGTATTACTTCTGCCAACAGCAACAGATCCATTTGCAACAACAGTATTATTCTCTCCTATAGCTACAGAATAATCTCCATGAGCACCATTATCATAGCCCATACTAACACTATATAGGCCACTACTAGTATTATTATTACCAAGTGCTATTGCATAATTTTCATATGCATTATTATTGTTTCCCAATAGAACTATACCAGTAGCTATAACTCCTGATGTAAGTGCGTTCATATTAGAACCAACCACCAGAGCACCACTACCAGAGCAAGAGATGTCTCGACCTAATAAAATATTATTTGTTCCACTACTATTGATATCTGTACCATATACTATATTACCACTATTAGTAATAGCATTATTTAATCCATAAACGATATTTGTTCCACTAACACTATTATATCCTACAGAACAGGTATTTTTACCTAAATCAATAACTCCTGATTTATTGCCATCTACCAATACAAAAACTTGATATTTACTATTTTCTAATCCTGAAGTTAATGCTGTTACATTATTACGTAATAATAAACCAGTAGTTGGCATATTAGAACTATTCATAAAAACGAAACCAATAGTTTCGTTGATTCCACTAGACAGAATACTAGTATTTATAAGATTAAAATTGATATCACTATTAACACTAGTGTTATAGCTAATGTCTCCGGATTGACTTATTTTAATATACTTTGTATTATCATAACAAAGATATGTAGAATTGGATCCGCTAGCAGATATTCCTGATCCTCCAATAATCCAAATATTTGTGCCAGATACTGAATGATCATTGCCTATAATACCACAATAAGTTGAACCAGAAGACAACACATTATCATTACCTAATAGTATGCTGTTTTGTGCGGATGACGAGTTATTGGATCCTACTTGTATATTTTGTCCTATATTATCAGAGAATGTTCCTATAACTATACCATCAGTATTATCATTATCTGATCCTACTGTTAAACCGTCTGTTGAAATAATAAGATTGTCTTTTACTATACCATTATCATAAATTGAAGCTTTAATAGCAGACTTTTCTGATCCTGCTGTTGCAGAATCGATGTACGCTGATAATTGAACGTATGGTACTCCATTATTACTAGTATTAAGTCCGGAAAAAACTAGAGCGCCAATTCGATCATTACTAATATTTCCACTAGTACTACTATTATGAATTGATAGTTCAGGACCAGTACCACTACTTTCTATAGTTAGTCCATTAGTTTCTGAAGTTTTAATATGAACAGTATCAAGAGGATTAGAATTATTAATACCAATATTATTGGTGCTAGCATCAATAAATAATAAATGGGTTAATCCACTACCCTCTATTCTAAAATCTTTATCCAGTGACTGTTCATTGAATACTACTGTGCCGCCAGAAATCGGTATAATAACATCCGCTGTTACAAGATTACCCGTTCCACCTATTTGTAATGAAGAATTTGAACTATTCCAATTTAATGCTGCTACTCCGCTAAAAGCTTGATTATTAACAATCTGAATAGTACCATCTATACCATAAGCGGATGTAGAGTCTTGAATAGGATCTAAAAATAACCAGCCACTTTGTGATGGTACAGAAACTAATTGTATATAGTCATTAAGAATTGATAATGAATCTGATGAATTGCCATTAACAGTTTCTGTGCCGTATGGTAAAAACTCCACAGCATTTGCTTGTTCGTATTGACCACCTATAGTTTGATTTAAAAGAAATCCTAAAATGATAGGATCTTCTCCGACTACTGTGGGTAACGAAACCTGTACGTTAGATGATGATGCATCAATAATATACGTGGTAGGTATATAGTCAGCAGTAAAATTAGCTGATTTTGATTCTACATTATTAAATGATGTATTGACTCTATCTTGACTAATAATAGTTTCTATGAACTTGGTACCACCAGAAAATGATACTAAATTATTGCTACTGCTTGAAGCTATTACAGTTTGTCTAACTAATTGATCTATGCCTCCACTACTCGATATATATCCTGTGCCTATTTCCCATTCAAAATCATTATCTATTCTATAGATATAATAAGATAATAAATTATTGGCACCTATTACATCAGAAAAACTTCTATAACCAGTAATAGCGCCAGATAATACAAGATTACCTGTTCCATTAGTTGTTGATGATTCTTTTACTCTATTAGCGTAGTATTTAATTGACATGTTAATTAATTTTACTCCTATCTTCTTATATTAATATTAATACCTGGCATAGCGTCTCTGATCGCATTTTCTACAGCGCCGATAACTTCATCTCTGAGTTGTGGCATATCTTGTTGTACAGCTTCTCCATTCATTTCAACAGTGACATTTACTGGTATAGATCCATTAATATTCAATGATATGTTTGATGGTATTCTGGATATGGCTCTTTCCAAAGATCGTAATGATGTATTAAATCCATTAATAGTGTTATTAAAATTATTGGATGCTGAATTTATAGATGCTGCCGCAACACTAAGTTTAGCCGCGCCAGACTCTATACTATTTAATTGTCCAAAGGCTGAGGATATCTTATTACCCGTTTGAACAAAAGAGTCAATTACGGATTTTAATGAATCCACAGATCTACTAAAGTTGTCAAATGCACTATTTAACGATTCAATATCTAATACACCACTTTGACTAGGACGGCCACCGCCACTATTACCTCCAGCACCGTATGATCCTATCATTCCACCATTTTGAAAATAGTCTGGATTTTGACCATTATTAATAGACTTTAATAGTGATAGATTATTCTTAGTAGATTTAGCATTTACAACAAATTCACCAGGAGTTAGCATAGCAGGAACAGTATCAGTACCTTTAGGTTTAAAGTTAATATATTTTCCATCATTAGCATATATTAATCCACCATTAGCATGGTGCTGAATATCAATAGAATGAGCATACTTTTCTTGGGCTATCTTTGCTGCTTCAATACCTAATTTATCAGCAAGAGGGGACAAATGAAAATGAACTTCTTTTCTAAACAAATCCATTAATTTTATGGATTCTAATGTAATTGGAACATCTGTTGCTATGGCTCTGCTAGTACCGGGTGGAGCGCCTGGTCCTTCTATAAATGTATTAGGTCCCTCCACCGCTTTGATTTTAGCTTTGTTTTTTATTTCCTCTACCCAGCTAATTAATGCATCTTCATCAGCACCAGTACGTGTTGCATATGTATCGATTGAATTATTCAATACGTCTTTTATGGTTTCTCCTGGTTTGGGTTGATAACCAGCTGCGGTTGATAATTCATCAGCATACATTCTAGCAGCTAAATTTGATTGATCTGTTACACGAGCTATATTAGATTCAAGAATTGGCTCACTTGTTCTCGTTAAGACCAATCTAGCATCTGTGATAGGAGTAGTACCATCCCACGCATATCTAATGGCTGTTTGAGCAGCTTCTTCTAGAGTTGTGGTTGATGGTAATGAGCCTCGGGGAACATTAGTTTCGGTACCAACATATTTACCAGGACCTAGGTTACCCATACCTGGTCTATTGGGATCTGTGAATTTAGGACTCTCTCCAAATTCTCCTATAAAAATACCCTTGCTATCTCTCATTTGAGCATCAGGCAAATCTGCCCATGGATATTTAGTGCCATGAACACCAGCCACTTCTGCTTCTCTCATTCTTTGAGCAAGATTTTTTGCAGCTAACTCGATATCTGCTTCATTTGGTTTAAAATTAGCTCCTTCAAGTAATCGTGCATTGGCTTGTTTACTTAAATGTTTGGACATGCCTAACTCTGCTAATTTAAATGCTCCATGAGCAGCAACTGTAAAAGCGGCCATTAATAAAGCTTCTTTTGCTCCTTCATTATCTCCTGTAGCATATGCTATTCCGGCAGCGGTTGTTGGAGCGCCAGCTTCAACAGCGAATGCTGCTCCGGTTCCTAATCCGGCTGTTCCTATCATTGTGGCCATAACGGCAGGATCAGCAACACTCAAACCTAATTCTACAGTTTTTCCAACTATGGGTAAACCAGTAATATCAGATACAACTTGTCCGGTTTCACTAGGAACGCCGGTAAAAACTTCCCCTTTTTTATAGTCTTTACCAGCATTGAGCAACTTTCGTGTTTGTCTAGCGGTAATTTTAGGATCTGGTGGAGTAAAGATTCCGTTTAGTTGTTCTTCAAAAAATTCTCTCCATAAACGACCATTAAAATATCTACTATATCTTTTTTCTGCTGCTTTTCTTCTTTTTATTTCTTCTTCAGTAATTGTTGATTGTGACAGATCCATCATTGGCGATCCACCAGCATATGGATTTGGTCCAAGATCTTTAATTTCTCCTCCAAATGGATTATATTTTTTAAGTGGCTTGTTTGTTCCATCAGCAAAATAATTCATGCCATTTTTTTGTAATGAACCACCACTATTTATACTCTTAAGTAATGGTAAGTTCTTTCTGGTGGCTTCACGATTAACAACAAATTCACCCGGAGTCAACATTGCCGGAACAGTATCGCTACCTTTTGGTTTAAAATTGATGTATTTACCAGTACTAGCATATGTGGTTGGTAATTTTGTATTGTTTGATGTTAATGCTTTAACTGCGGCCCCTTCTAAATCCTCTCTATCAACAGTTCTTAATATTTCAGCAATAGTATCTAATTTTTTATTTGTTAATACTAGAGCATTAGTAAACGAATCCTGTATAACGCTAGGCTTTAATACTGTTGCTGGATCAGGAGCAGCACCGGCAGGAGCAGCACCGGCAGGAGCAGCAGGAGCAGCAGGAGCGGCATTACCAGCGGCAGGAGGTTCTGGTTTATTAGGATCTCGTTTTAATTCAAATTCTTGTGGTTTTATAGATTCTTTTAATAGTTTGGCAGATTCTGTTACGGTAGCTGACCATAACTGAGCAGATTTTTCAACCTCAGTAAATAAAATATTAGCACCAGCTTCCATTCTTTCTTTTAATTGTTCTGTGGCTTTACGTTGCTCTTCAAATAACATTCTAGCACGACCAACCTCAGCTTCTATTTCAGGATTTTCTCTGCCTGGACGTAACCCTAATTGATTTTTAATAAAGTCTAAAGTTGCAGCTAAAGTTGGATCTTCTCTACCTATTTTTGTAAGTACATTATCAAAAAATTGCTTAGTAAGTTCTTCTCCTTGTGCTTGTGGCACCATTGAAACGATTTTTTCAAGGCCAGCTACTGCTTGAGGTAATTCAAAATTTTGAATATTACCAGTTAATGCTCTAGAATATGCGTCTACAGAATTGACAAAATCCACTTGCCATTCTGGATTATTAACATTTTTGATAATATCGGTAAGAATATTACGACCACCCTGTTGTGCTTGCCTTAAATCTTGAATTTTAGCCAATGACAATGCTGCTCTTTGACCATCAGTAGCTAACTTATTTAGGGCTAATCTTAATTTTTCACCTTCGGCAGTAATTTTACCAAGTTTATTAGTTAATAATGATACTTCTTTCTCTCTATCTTTTTGGTCTGGTATTGTGGCTGCCCTATCAAGTTCTTTTTGAATACCAGCCCGTAAATCATCAGCAAAATCTAAACGTTTTCTAATCTCTAATGGATCTAATGTTCCAGCTTGTCTTATACCAGCACCAGCAGCACCTTGATCTTGTGCAATATTAGGGATAGTGGTTAGTCTACTGATTTCATCATTAAATGGCTTGAATAATCTATCCATTGAAACTGTTCTATTTAAAGCTTTATCGATACTGTTGGCTCCTTCTGTTCTAATTTTTCCAGCTTGAATTTCTAGATTAGTGATTTGAACTAGAGCGTCAGAATATTCTTGTAGTCTTTGATTAACCTCATTTAGTGTTTTTAATCTGGCTTCTTCACTTCGTTTTAATACGGGACTTAGTGCAACAACTTGATCAATAACATTTTTTAAAGCTTTTTGATCATTTATCAAATCTTTAGCATTAGCTAATGGACCACCCTCTCTACTAGGCTTGGTAATAAGATCTGATACTTTACCACCAATAGATTTGGCAAAATCTTCACCAACTACATTTTTAAGCGCATCAGTAACTTCGTTAGCAATAAATGCAGTATCAACTTCGTCTCCGGGGTCTCTTGCTCCTAGTGTAGCATTTCTGGCTATTGATTTACCAATAATATTTGGTAGATCTTGAGTTAGAATTTTTTCAGTTAAAATTCTTTGTTTAAAAACATCTGTTAATTCTTTATCAAAACCTAATCCACCAGTAACATTCTGAATTGCTCTGGCAATATCATCATTAGATGAGGCAAGTAAATTATTTAAAACTGTTAAGTTTTTATTACTAGCTTTAGATATTGTTGCTTTACCACCAAGTCTAGTACCAATAGATAATTCTCTGTCTCTGGCAGCATCCTGGAATACATCACTAGCTTTGTTAATAGCAGCTTCAAAAACATTTAACGCATTATTTAATCTGTCTACTTGTATTCTTGTTACAGTTCCTAGTCTATCAGCTTCTGCTTGTTTTAATATCGGCTCTCCTGCTCTACCTAATGCTCTTAATCCTGATTCTATAGCATTTTTAACTTCTTTATTAAGATTAGGATCTTGCTTTTTAATAGCATCAATAATTTCATTAAAACTTAATTCGTTAACTTTAATATTCTGATTGATTCTGTCAATTTCTGCTGTGAGAGTTTTTTCAACATCCGGAGTTCCTGCTCTTGCGCTAATTTGTTTTTGTTGATCAATATATTTTTGTAATACTAGCTCTAATTTAGTAGATTCTATAACATTTTCTGCTCGTGCTTTTTGTCCAGCGTCTAGTGCGTTTACAAAATCACGAACACTAGTTTCGGGTGTTTCTCCTATAGTTACTCCTTGCGCATTGCGTAAGCCAGCTTCTTCAAGTTTTATTCTTTGCGCAGACTCTAGTATACCTGAAGCTTCTGTAAAAAATTGTGATCTTTCTATTCCAGTAAGATCTTTTCCTTGTGTTAGTCTATTTTGCAAATCTTTCAATGGAACATTAGCTAATTCCAAAGGAGCATATTTGATAGCTTGTTCTGCTAATGGAGAACTCAATAGGTTTTGACGCTGCTTTTCATTTTGAGCTGTACTAGAAAATATTGATCTTAGTGCAACAGCAGCAGCAGCTAATGCTGCAAATGCTCCTTTAACACCAAGAATAGTACCGCCAAAGGATCCAATAGCGGATATCGTTTTACCTAGTGTTAATCCAGTAGCTCCACCAGCAGCAGTCTTTGCTGCTACATCTGCCATAGCACCAGCGGGCCAAGACGTAGCAGCCGTTGTAGCTGCACCGCCACCACCAACACTAATTAATCCACCCAATCCTGTAGCGGCCGCTGCTAAACCAGCAAAAATAGCTGTAACTCCAGAAACTCTAGCACCTAATCTATAAATTTCATCTTCTGTTCGACCTGTTGTTCGATAAAAATCAGCATCAAATGGATTAAAAGTATCAGATAATGTTCCAAAATATCCTGTACTTGGTCTTCCTGCTGTTTTATCTTCCGTAGCAAATCCTTTTAATACAACTGTAATAGGTACGTTTGGTGGAACAAACGCTTGATACATACTTTCGCCAGCACCGGCTAGTGCAGCCTCGACCACACCACCTCTGGACATATAGGTTCCATTATTAATGGATTTTAATAAACTTAGATTTTTACTAGTTGCTTTTTTATTAACGACAAATTCACCAGGAGTAAGCATTGCTGGAACAGTATCGGTTCCTTTGGGTTCAAATACGTTGCCGCCCTTAGCATAGTATGCTATTTTTCCTCCTCTGCTCTTACCAGTAGCTGCTTTAGCAAGACTTAATCCCGCAAGAATGGCTTGTACTGTTATAAATGCAGTCGCTGCTTCTTTCGCTGCTCTACCAAGATTCAATAACCATGTTCTTGTTTCTTCTGCGGTATTTCTACTAATATCTCCAACTTCTCTATTTATAGCAGCGTACTCCTTGATAATCTCTGTTCTTAGCTCATTAAATCTTCCTCTGTCACTTGGATTCTGAATTTCTTTAAAGAGTTCAGCAAGATTAGCTTCACTTGTAGCAACCCTTTTATTGGTCAGTTCCATCTCCTTACCAATTTGGCCCTCTATAAATCCTTGTGCTCCACCCAATGCTAATCCTGTAAGACTAGCAGCACCAACACCTAATGGACTCATGCCAGCTGATTGAGCTAATTTGGCAAATCCAACCGCTGCTCCACCAGCCTCACTTAATCCTTTAGCTAAACCAGCAGCATTTGTGCTTGTTGATAATGATGTTCCAGCTAATTTATCTAAATTTGTATAAATGTCCGGTAGTCTTGAGCCTAAAAACATAGATGCCCCACCAATAACAGAAACAAAACCACCAGCAGCTTCTGTTGCTTTGCCTAGGTTTTCAGCAAGTTTGGGGGCTTGTTTTTCTAATAAACCAATGCCAGGAAATCTATTACCTCCAAGATATTCACCAGCTCTACCTAATGGGGTCTCTATAGAGGCTTGTAAATCTCTAGCATTACCATAACGGAATCTACCAGCATTGACTGATCTTTGTGCGCGAATATCTAGCTCATCAGGGATCATCTCTGGTAATAAAGTACCTACTGTTTCCGTTGCTTTTTTAACTGCTATATCTAAAGCAATAAGATCGTCTATCGGAGAATTAAGAGCCTTATTTAATTCTGTTGTACCACTCACGATATCACTAAAAGATTCTTTCAACTGTATACGTTTAAATACATCTTCTAATACTGCATTTAATTTATCAGTATCTATTTCTTCACCAAATAGTTTATAAATATTTTGAATATTTTGTCCAGCGGGTTCTAGTGCATCTGGATTCCCTGTTTCTCTAGCGATACGTATGTAGGCTGATAATTCTTTCTGTTGTTGTTCTATTGATCTTCTAGTAGTAATTGCTGTTTTAATAATACTATCTTTAATTTTATCGCTAATACTATCTAATGATTGACCTACTGCTGATGAAACATCAATAAACTTAGCCTTAGCTTCATCTAATTGAGATATTTCATCTAATACTCTTGCAAATTCAACACCACCATCTGATGCGTCTGCTGATGGAGATGCTCCTGCCAATCTAGCTTCTTTACCAACTTCTGTTAGTCTCCATGAACTCGAAGCAATATTACCCTTAGCTTTACCAATTTCCCAACCAGCCATTCTATCAATCATTTCTTGTTGTAGTTGTGGATCACTCAAAGGATCAGCTAGTCTATATTTATTAGAGCTTTCTGATGGATTTTGTTTTAAATGTAGTTGTTTACCAATATCCCACATTGCCCATGATTGACTAATACCAAATTGACTAGGTTGTAATCCTATGTCGCCCAATTGTTTTTTCAGAGTCTCTTGCATAGTTTTAGCAAGATCTTCTATGGGCTTAATATCTCCAAGTGCATTTGCAGCATCAGCTAATGCTTTGGCATATTTCATTCCGTTATCTGTTATGGCGGATTGAACACCAGTAACATCGCTATAATTAATTAGACTTACAAAATCTTCTGGTTTATATTTAGCTCCACCACCTTCAGCAAATCTTTGTATATTTCCAACAATTCCACCAGTATTATATCCTTGTATTTTATCAGCTTTATTTAATCGATGTAATTGAGAATACCCTATCTTTTGAGCGGCTTTTTTATTGATAACAAACTCACCAGGAGTTAATAGTGCTGGTACAGTATCTTGTGCTGATCCTCCTTTAGCAAACTTAGAGGCACTAGCAGCGAAATAATTTGCTGCTAATGAACCACTATTCATTGATTGATCCATTCGGATTACACTATTAGGATCACTAATTAATGATGGTTGTTTACTATATCCGCTTTGTAAAACCCATGCAGGATCATCAAATGGCGGCCAAGTGTCTTCTGGTCCATATAATTTTGGATCGATTAGTGCTTGGTTTTTTGTCCAATCTTCTGGTTTTAATAATGGTGTTTTACGAACATCTGGTCTATTATTAAAATAATATTCCCAAACACCTTTAGCGTCTCCACTAACAGATGATCTATCAGATGTAAGCATAGCACCATTAGCAGTAGCAGCTTCCATCACAACATCATATAATCTTGGTCCATATCCACCAGTAGCTTGAGATATTCCAACGTAATATAAATAGTCTCTCATCTTGTATGCTGAAACATTACCAGATCTTTGATTATTTCTAAAATATGTTGCTGAAATGGATGATCCGTCGTCTCTTAAGCCAATTTTTCCATATTCTTTTTCTGTTTGTTTCTGACCGTCAACAGTAGCAACTCCGCCATCAGCAAATTTTGGTAATGTTTTATAAAAATCAGGATTTAATCCTGCTGTACTAAATATATTAGACAATATTCTAGTAGCTTCAGAATCCCCTTCAGAAGATGCTCCTATTAATACTGGAATAGCTTCTAATCGTCCAAAATCTTGTTGAGCTTGTGCTATTGTTTTAAATGATTCTTCTGGTGTGACTTGTGATTTAATTCTTTTTTTAACCGCAGCTGAAGCTGTTTTCGCTATTGTTGATGGATATGGTGAACGAGATCGTGGAGTTGGAAATAGATTATTTAATGTATAATTGCCAGGACCTGTCCAAGAAGATGATCCGGAAGCGTACCAAGCTTCAATATCTTTATATGACATTTCAACAGCAGAGAATAATTTATCCATTATTTCTGGATAATTATCATATAAATATCCTTGAATATCATGAAAAGATTCGTGAGCTAATGTTCCACGATGCGCAGCACCCTTTAGATTAATAACATCTTCATTACCTTCGAATGCTAGATTTTGATCAACAAATGATTTTAGAGCATCATATTCTTGATTTGATAATAATGACTTACTTTTTTCTATTCTGCTTCTTAAAGCTTTAAATAATAATCCACCAGCATAATATGCTTTTTCTACAGTATTTACGGCCGCCTGCCCAGGGTCTGCTGTTATAATTTCAATAGGTTCTGGTTTACCTGATGGTTGTTTTAAGAATCCTGTTTCTGTTAGCATTTCGGGTGGAAGAATACTAGATAGTATTTCTTTGTATCTTTGTATCGCTTGTCCTTGCGGACTTTGCGATGCAGACATTGCTTCAGTTAACATTCCACCCCGACCAAATTTCTTATAATATCTTTCTATTTCAGACCATAGCCTACCTTCTGCTGAATTATTATTAGTAACTTTAATATCTGATGGCATATTAGATGGAACATCCCAAAAATTAGCATATGCTCCGACACCATTAGGATAATCTATAGGACGTAATGGATTATCATCATCTTCAGCACTAATATTAATACCTAGTCTCTTAGCTAATTCTTCTGCATTAGCTGCCATCATAGTGGTACGATTGCGTCTTGATGAAGCAGAAGATGGATCGTAGCCTGTTGGTTCAGTATAGGCTATTGCTCGACCTTGTGGATAACCTAAACCACGAGGTCTATTTTTAATATCTTCTACTGTGGCAACCCTATCATCAATTAGAGTTTCTAAAAATGAAAGATTATCAATCTTATTTTCTGCGCCACTTACACCAGTGATTTTGTCACTAGAGATTGGTAAACCAAGTCTATTTAAAGTATCAGATAGTAACGGAGCATTGCTCTGTGGTCTAGCACTTAATATTCTGATACTATCTAATAATTCTGGAGTTTGTTGTACTCTACGCTTTAATTCTTCTCCTAGCAATGTTAATTCTGCTGCTTCTAATCCTTGTTTAACTAGATTTAGATCATTAAATTTAGCAAAATCAATTCCACCATTAGCACCAGCAAATAAACTTTCATCACTATTTACAAGTGTTTTATCAAAATCAAAAGCTAATGGAGTACCCGTACCAAAAATATCAGTATATTGTAATGCTTCAGCAGCTCTAGTTGGAGCACTAGCTAGTTCATTTTCTATGTCTGATATTGCTTTTTGATATCTTGATGGTAATCCTTTCATTACAATTTGTGTTAAAAGTTTTTGTCCACTGCCTGTTGTTAATTCTTTAACTTCGCTTAAATCGTTATATCCAACAGGATATATACTTAGCAAACCAAATTTATTAGCAATACCAGCCTGTGCTTGTAACCCAGCTTTTTTCATAGCATTTGCTTGGGCTTCTTTATATCCAGCCTCTGCTTCTTCTACAACTTTAGTTAATGCTGGAATATATTGAGATCTATCTCCGAAAATATCTGGTTTGGTTTTTCGTAACCATCTAGAGTCTACTAATTGACTTGCTGTTGGTTTTTTAGTTAAACCAGAACTAGTCATAATATCGCTAATTTCTGGTTTAGATATATACTTATATAGATCTGTAGTACCTCCAAGATCTTGTATTCTTTTTAGCAAATCATCTAAACTTGATGGTTGTTGTGCATTGGTTTGCGAAGTCATTTCCTCTGCAACTCCACCAGCCATCAATTTTTGAATAATACCACCACGATTAAACAATCCTGCTTGATTAAATTTTTGAGGACTTGCCCAATATACTGTTGCTGGAGGAAGATTGTTTATTTTTTCCAATTCTTCTACTTTAACATTTGGTACGTTTCCAGGATTTTTGATAACACTTTGTTCAAATAAATAGTTTTTAGCAGCTATAGTTTGATCATTATTACCTTTTAGTGAATCTGGATCTGCATATTCTGATCCCTTTTCCATAAATTTAGATTCTGATCGTTGTGATGGAAAATCCAATAAAGCCCATTTTGATTTTGTATCTTGTTGTAATCCATATTCATTTGATACTAAATCTTCAAATTTTTTCCATGGTCTGTCTTTTGATGCTTTCCATTTTTTAATAGCTGCTTTACTAAGTTGACTTGGATCAATATAAACATCTTTAGATGCGTCTTTAATTGTATCATTTTCGACTTCATCATATCCAAAAGCATATGATATTGATGGATATATATTGGCTAGATCTTTAACTTTACCACCATAAGCATATTTATTAATTTTTTGTAAGTTATTAGCACCAAGAGTTTCAACAGCCTTTTTACGAATTACGAACTCTCCTGGCATAAGCATAGCTGGTACGGTGTCTCTACTTCCCGTTCCGGGAACAACACCACCTCTTGCAAAAGCTAATACTTTACCGCCACTATTTAATTCGGTAGTAGGTCCTGTGGTACCACTTCTATTAATAGTATTTTCTAATGATCGTATAGCTGATGTGACATTAGTAAGAGCAGTAGTATTCTCTGATAAAACAGTTTCTAGTCTAGCATTAATAGTAGAATCAGTTTTTTCTTTATTTCTAGCTGATCCTAATAATGTTTCTAGAATATTACCGGATTGTGTATCTGTATTTTCTGGAGTTTTTCGTACACCGCTTAAAAATCCACCAGCAAATTGTGTTGCTGCCGATGCTGCTTTGATACCCCCAAGAATAGCTAAGTAGGGTAATAATGGTTGAAATGCAGAAGCGACTTTAATAAGAGTACTTGTTAATGTTAGTCCCAAACTTATAAGATTTTGAAATGTTTTATTTCTACCAAGGGCTTCGACAAAAGCTAAAAATTCTTCTCTGGTTTTGCTAAATTGCACAGCAAGTGCTGACTGAGCTTGAATCGCACTACTACTTAAGCTTCCTTGACCTTGTTGAGCTATATTTAAAGCTTCTTGTGCGGTAGCAAATTGTTGTATTAGTGGAATAACTTTGCCAATTTGTCTAAAACCACCAAGTTCTTCTGCAATTGCAGCAAATTCACCGCTTCTAGGATCTAATCTGGATAAGCCTTCACTAAGTCTTCTAACAGCTTCATAAGCTCCAACAAATTTATCTTGTGCATTAGTGAGCTCGATCCCGAAGTCTCTTAATGCTTCGATAGTAGATCCTCTCTGCACTCTAGTAAAAATAGTTCTCAATCCTGTCGCAATAGTTTCTGCACTTTCACGAGTAGTAGCACGAATACTTGTAAATACAGCAATAAATTCATTTAAGGCATCTGATCCTTCACTAACACCTTTGCTAGCTGTTGCGAACACACCACCCGTTCTTTGAATAGCACTAATAATATCGCTAGATTCTACAGCAAATGCGGCCGCAACAGCATTGATTGATCCTAGAACACTTTCTAAATCTCTTGTTTCAATACCAAATTGTCTAAATGCAGCGATAGCTCCTTCTGTTGTTTCTGTGATACTATCAAACGATGGAGCTAAAGCAGATTTGGCTAAAGCTTCAAGAGCATCTTTTGTTTGATTAGCAGATAAACCAGCCTGTGCTAATGTAACTGATGCTTCAATCAAATCTTTAGAACTAACGCCGAATGAAACAGATAGTCTTCTTACTTCAGTGTTAATAGAATCAATGTCGCTTTTAAAACCACCGGTAGTTTGTTGCAATCTAACAATTTGTCTATCAAAATCAACAAATTCTTTAAATGCTGAACTAAAAGCTCTAGCCAAACCATATATAGCTCCTGTAGGAATACTAAAAGCGGCAAATCTACGAACAGCCACCGCTGATTGTCTACCAAAGTCTGCCATTTCTGAAGATGCTGCTGCTATTTGTTTACTAGTAGAAGCTGTAGCAGATGATAGGTCTATCATACCTTTGGCTGCTGTTGTTGTTCCGGAACTTATAGTCTGTGTTGATTGACCTAACCCACCAAGAACAGAACTAAGACCAGAAGCATTAGATTGTGCTTGAATAATAGCTTCATTTAATTGTTTAATACTATTAGTAACATTATCAATACTTTTAGAGCTTTGGTTAGATATTTTTAAATTAAGATCAGTTTTAATAGAAGATAATTCTCTTCTAATATCACCAGCAATTTTGCTGAGATTTGATGGACCGCGTAAATTGATTTCTGCTGTTAAGTTAAAGGATGCCATATTTTATCCCATAAATATAAAAAGCACCATGAAATTAATCATGATGCTAGTTATATATTCTGTTAAAGACAAAAATAAGATATTATCAACTATTAGGTTTTGCTTCTGTAACTTCTGCAACTGTTTCTGTTGTGGGTTTAGGAGCATCTTCCTTTTTTTCCTGTTCTTCAATAATTGGGTTGCCATCATCATCTATAAAGGGTTTAAAGTCTATAACGTAATCACCGTTAGCATCAACTAAATTACCATTCTTATCAACATATTCGCCTTTTTCATTTATGAATCTACCAAATTCGTCTATTAATCTACCCTCAGAATCAACCAAATGACCGTCTTTATTAACTAGTCGTAATCTATCATCAACAAATTTATACTTGATCAAAAATTTATTTTCTGGCAATTTCTTTTCATAATCGCTATCTAGTCCGTATAGCATATTAGCCAAAATTTGAGCCGCTTTAACTGCAATAGGTTCAGAAGCTCTTGCCAAATAATCTTCATAATTTTTAAAATACTTATCTTTAGTAGAAGAATACACCAAGCCTGCTGATATAAGATAGTTAAATCTAGCATTATCAGCCTGTCCTTCTGCTGTATGATTGTCCAAATTAGTTCTTACTGATATTAAGTCTCTAAGATCTTCTCTTAGTTTTTTCATTTTAACAGCAATATCCTTGGCGGATTTTAGGCTAATACCGCCTTTGGCCAATGATTTTTCACAGTCAAGAATCTCTTGTTGTATAGTATTAAATTTAATTTGTTTATTATCATCCCATAGACCTTGTTCTTTTAATAGATCGTCTAGTCTGGCCCTTACTATACAGCCAGATTTAACAGCATCAGAAAAAGCCTGATTATAAACCTTTTGGGCTTCTCTTTGATCGGCTAATGATGGTGATTTGATACTAAACTCTTGTTCTCTTCCGCCAACATTAAAAGTAAATGTTTCCATATTCATAGGTCTTCGCTCCTTTGATTGTTTTTATTAATAAGAAAGTGATATCTGTAAAGTTCTTGTTCTTTTTCAATATGGTCTATAATTTCATCAATAGCTTCTCTCATTTGGTTATTACCATGATTTAATATAGATGTTCTAACATAATCCCAAGATTCTAAAAATTCTAATTGTTTATCTGTTAATGGTTTATCAGAATTGTGTCCCCATAGATAACCAAAAGCATCCTCAAATCTAGCTAAAGATCCTATCATTGTTGTTTGAAATCTTTTACTAATTTGATTGATGATTCCTTTTTTATGCTGTCTATTCATAGTGATTCCTTTTATTATTTATTTTTGAATTTATCATTAACCTTTTCCATAGCTTGTCTTTGAATATTTTGTTTTACGAAAGATAAATCTTTCCACTGTACTTCTTTGCCTTCTTGATGTATCTTAATCATTTCCTCTAAATTCTTTTTGTCTTGTACGCTATTAAGTGATAAAATTTCTTTTCTCTCATTAGGATCATGAGATATATAGAAGATTTCTCCCGCGTTCTTTACATTACCCCCAACCTTATCCAGAACATTATTTTTCTTTTTCTCTTTTTCAATTTTTCTATTCTGATAGATGAACCAACCATCGAGAGCATCATCATCATCAATAATTTGTTCTGATGGTGCTTCTGGATGTTGTTTAGCGTTTTCGTACATTCTATTAATATTAATTAAATGTCTGTAGTCATCATTTATTTCTAAAAAATTTTTTTCTAGACTCATGCTTGATGTATATGATTTCCACAGGTCTGATCTCGCTAATAATCTTAAATCATTAACATTAATACTGTTATTAATAATTTCTTTAATAAATATCTGTAGATCTTGATGATTATATGAATCTTGATACGGATTCACAAATACTAAATTATCTTTATCATCATATATACTATTCATAATTAAAAATTCGTTTTTAATAGTTATAGCCTGTTCAATAATACTTAAATAATTTAATGAATTTTTTTTCTGGTATAGTAATTCTAAATCTGAATTTAACTGATGAATTTGTTTTTTGATAGATTTTCTTTTATTTTCATTAACAAAATTTATATACAATTCAATTTTAGTATTTTCTATAATTTCATTTAGTGTTGTAATCTTATCATTATCTGCTGGTAGCCAAATTTTATTAACAGCTAAATAAAGATCAATTTCTTTTTGTGTTAACCATGTTTTATCGTATTTATTATCTTCAATAATAGTATCATATAAATATTCTGCTTGATACTTAATATGAGCATCAGGATATACAATTTTATATTTTGTATTATCTACATATATATAATAATATCCTAATAAAATACGATATAATAATTTTTCATTGTTCACAAGGATCCTCGTCTGGAAAAATATATACCGGTTCTAATCCTACTGGTGTTTCATAACTAGTATACGTTGCTGATATGGTCTGATTATCAGAAGAATCCGCTGTTGCCCCACTATATTGTAATCCTGTTAAATATGACTTAGGAATACTAATGGGAGAACCTTCACATAGCGATATATTAATATCTGTTTTATATGTTTTAGGATTTTTACAGGCAGTGTCCATTGCTGAAATTTCATACGTATCTAGATCTTGAGATAATAAATCAAAAGTACATGATGTTTCAACAGGAAAACTGATGTATGATGCATAAGGTTTTCTGGTAGCAAATTCATTAACAAGTTGTCTATTAAAAGTTCTTGTTATAGTAATAGATTGTAGTGCATTTAATGCTATTTCTGCTGGAATAGTTCCTGTAAATTTATTACGTAAAGTTAAATATGTTGTCGATGTTGGCGAAGGAACTTTAAAAGGAACAGACGCCCCTGCATCAACTGCGGGTTTACTATATCCTCTATATGATCTTTGTATTGTTCCTGGTCCATCCACACTTAAAGAATATGTAATAGAATTTAAAAGCATTAATGATCCACCAATAGCTTTATGATCTAGTGGAACATTGGTTGTTTTGATATCTGGCCAAGTATTAGGATCATCTAGTCCAACTAATAATTTAAAACCCACAATACTATTTAATCCTTCTTCACTAGCCAATGGTGGAAATCCATTTACCATATAACTAGTATATCTAATCTCTATATCAGGATTTAATCCATATGTAGCTATAGGATTACTATTTTGTGGCTGATAGATATTATTAATAGATCTGGATAAAGAATAGTCAACAGATAATATATCTGGTAGCGGGCTTCCTGTACAAGTTCCTATGCCCAAACAGCCATTGAATACTCTTTTATTAGTTCCTGACACAAACTTTTCCTTTTAGTTTGTATAATTTAACTATATAATTTTATATAGTATAATTAATTATGTTGTACTGATAGTAAGATCGTTATATGTTACATAAGTATATGTAATTTCAACATTACCGCCACCAGTATCACCACCAGTATAGTTAACCGATTGTAATCTATTCTTATTGCCAAGATTAAATGTGTGAGTGGCATTACCAGAATCAGCACAAACTTCAATACTAATAGATTGCTCTGGTGGTAGACCTGTTGGATCACAGTCAATACCAGTAATATCAAGAGCAACACCATCAGTTGTTGTTGCTGTAACAGCAATTTCTGTTGTGATTTCAATGGGGAAGTTTACATAACGATGATAAGGAGCGTATTGGCCAAGTTTATAGATAGCTTCACGACCAAGATCGGTACTAATAGTGATACTACTAAGATTTTTACCAGAAACTTCTGATGGTAAGGTTGAACCACTAACTTGTAGATTTTGTCTACGAGCAACCATATTACCAGAATCACTAGGAGCACTAACACTACCACTCAAACTCTTATTATCGCCAATAAATGTAACTTCTTCTGTGAAATTACCATCTACTGGAAATGTATATGATAATGAACTAATATAAATACCTGTGCATGTAACTGCTGCTGTACTAGTTAGTGCTTCAGAAGTATCGCTACCAACACCAACAACAACTCTAGATTTAGTATTTGCTGTACTAACTAAACTACCACCGCCAGTAGCTAATTCATAAATTGTAGATTCACCGTCTAGAACTTTAGATACGGTAATTTCTACTGTAGGATCAGTAATCATGTTATCATAGATGGCTAGCTGACCTAGTTGGAAAGCTTGCTCTAGATTGAAATTTGTTGTTATACCAACGCTCTGAGCGCCTTGTACTGTTGTGGCGGATCCGGCCTGTGTGCCTACTGCTACGCCGTGACTAGCATAAAAAACACGATTATTTGGCATTTTAAATCTCCATCTTTATAGTAACTTATGGGTTTTCTAACAGAATTAATGTAATATACACCCACCAACTAAAAAGCAGTGAAAATAATTTGATTAGTTAATCTTACAACAGCACCATACATTCTTATATTAGTAAACATAATATCAGATATATTAACTTTCATAAATTGACATCTAATCCATTTATAATCATCATTATTAACTAATAAATTATAATTTTGGCCATTTATATTTTTAGATCCGTCGTATTTTAATGGATATACTCCGCTTTTGACAACATTATCAGTTTTATAAAGCCATATGACCCTATCTTCTTGAAGACGTAAAATATCAACAATATTATTTTTGTCATGACTATTATCTGATAAAATATGTAATAATATATCTTGGTCTATAATCAAAGATTTATCGCCTAATCTAAATGGTCTAGAGTTTGATGAAGCTATAGTTTCTATAATTACTGCTGGTAATTGAACTCTATGTTCAGAACCTATACTAAAATCTCCTTTGTCAGATAATGCAAAGCCTGTTTTATTTTCCAAGCTTTTTTGTTGTATTTCTTTCCAATAAGGAAATTCTTCCATTTTATAAACTTGAATATTTCTATAACTATATTCCATTTCAACTAAAGATCCTGAAGGAATAGCAGAATTGAATATAACCTTACCTTCTGGATAATTTAATTTATATGTTATAGATCCACTACCTGTAGGTGCGGGATAAAATGTGTTATTTACATATACTCCACTAATGTTAATAGGATAAACTCCACTATAATTTACTCCTGATTCATATATCCAATCTTTTCTTGGTGTTTGCCAAACAGTATTATTGGTCCGAGACTTATCTTGTGTGGGTTTTAAGATATGTAAATTAAAATTATCAATATTTACTGTTGGTTTTTCAATATTAGTAAATCCACCAGCATTTAAAAATCCCCAATCTAAAAAAGATTTAAGATTATTTTCTAATTCATTAATAATTAATGTTTGGCCTAAACTATTAACACCCATAAATTTTGGATCATATGTCATATTATACCTCCATCGCTTTCATGAGATATTGATCTATCTCAGGCACAGCAGAGTTGATGCCTCTTGTAATCCAGTTATTGTTTACGTTACCAGCAAATTCTGGTGGAACTCTCCAAGAATTACCCATCTTCATGATGCCCATACCTGTTCTTGATCCGATATTAGGACCAAATTCAAATTCGTATCCTGTAATAATAATAGTATCTCCCTCTATTAATAACCATCTCAGCCAATCTAATTGTTGTCCTTTTTCTGTCGTAAATGATGATGAGCCTACTGCTAAAAGATTTTCAAAATCTGATTTGATTAATTGTACTTGATATGAAGCAACAATTCTATTACCTCTAATTATAGGATTTTGAATTTTAGTAACACCTGATGATTTTATATGACTCAAAATAAATTCTATTCTTGGACCAGCATCAGGAATACCAAATTCATATTTTAGTGTTCCGTTGAGTAAAGATTCATATTCTGGTTCATTTTTAATATATGAAATAATAATATCAGCAATATTATTTGATAGATTATCAGTAACGCGTTCAAAATATTCTTGTGCTAATGGCAATAAAGCCTCTAGTATTTTTTTAGATATTTCTTTTTGATTATCCAATAGTTTAAACTGTAAACTTAAATTACTCATATTTTTTTCCAAAAAGTAAAAATATAAGAACTTTCGCCAAATCCAGCGGGTTGTGGCTCACTATTCCTTTGAAATAAACTTTCAGTATAATTTACAATATTAGTATCTATAATAATTTTATTGCACTTAGAAATTTTAGGAAAATCTACAGTCTTACAGATAGTCTGAACTAACCCATCAGGACTATGTATTTTGCTATTAAAATTTAACCAATACTTATAATCAAATAATACTAGCATATCTAAAATTTCAGAAGAGTTTGTATAAATACCACCTAAACCTCGGCAGTAGGGGCATATTTGACCATTAGCAAAGGCTAGAGGGCCTCCACTCTTATATACATTACTTGACTTGTGAGAGATAGGATCAATTTCGCAATTAGTGCATTCTGTAAAAACAGAAGAATCATAAATTAATTTACATGGTAAAGATAATGAATTAGCGCGTAATAATTCATCTATCATACTTTTATATAGATTTTTTAAATCTGTAGTAATAATATTCATAATAAAATCCTATTATATATTAAAATTAATTTGTCCTTGAATAATTCTTGATGCTTCACCTCCAGAATTTAATAACTCAATATAATAATAGCAAATTGATTCAGAAATAGATTCCGTAAATGATTCAGGAATATACATCATGATTCTGCTGTTCGGAGGATCTAGTCTCAATAAAAGATTGCTCGTGGACATATCTAATAGTATTGTAGACGATGTTGAAGTAGGTTTTATTTGTCCACGTAGTGTGTATCCAACGATACTCGCACTACCACTGTTCTTACTTAATTGATATGTTATTCTATAACTAGATCCTTTGTTCAGAGATAGGTTTTTGGTTGATGTTCCAAAGCAAGCATCATTTTCAGCTGCATTTTCTATTGTATCAAAAATTGTAACACAGAAAGAAGCCATATTAATCTCCACTAAATAATGATGTTATTAACTTGATTTATTGATGTTGCTGATTTTATATTAGATAATTTTTCAGAATACCATAAGCTTATAGATGTTCTGTATTGGCCATATTCTAACATTAATTCAACAAATTCAGAAAACATTATAGAATGTGATACACCGTTAGAGTCTATTATATTGGCTAAGTCTGTTATACCCATCTCAGCAGCTTCCTTGGCTAAAATAAATGCACCACTTAATAAAGTAACATCTTCTGTAGTTATTCCTAATTTCCATCCTAGTGGTGTTACCCACCCATTTTTTAATTTTTTAGACCACGACAGATCTAATTCTGCTATTTTTAATAATTTAGCTTGCTCTAGTGGCCAATCATTAATGACTGCATTAATTAAAGTTAATTGTTCTTGATTTGGTTGATTAACATATTCAATTATATAATTATTATCTTCTTGTGTTATACCGATAATAGGAACTATATCATTAATTGTTTTATGCAATATATTTAACATAAAATAGCTCCTGATAATATGGCTTTGTTGAATGTAGAAATTGATGATCCGTATTGTAGTATCTGAATATAATGATATCCTAAATTTGTATTAACATAAGTATTAGACGATGTTGATATATTAGAGTGTCCATAGGGCGATCCTGCGCTAACGTAGATGCCATTAATTATATCAATATTAGGATTGCTAGTCGAATCTAAACCAAGAGCAACAGAAGAGAAATTTGATTCATTAAAATGATCACTATGTAGAGAAACAGATAAATACTGGTCTATACCACTAATAAATTCTATTCTTGTTATACCAGATGTAGTAATATTTTTATATGGTCTATATGATGATGTAGTATAAGTATGAAGAACAGAATCTGTAGCATAAATTTGCTTAACTATTTTATTACTATTATTCCATACAAATCTTTTCTTTTTACTATCTTCTGTGGTTGATGTTGATGTTGTTCTGATGGATCCCACATATCTTTTCTTTGCATCGGTAGATAGTACATAAATACCATCTTGTAAAATTAGTGATGAATTTCTATTAGAATTATTAAGCCAAGCAATTTTTTCCATAACTAAACTATTACCATTATAATATATAAAAATATCATAATTAGTATCGTTAGTTGATGCTAATAAACTTAAAGATAATTCACTAAAAGTATAGTCTGACCACGAAGATGTTGATGAATCATATAATGATAATTTATTACCTAAGTATGGTGTGTAGTATATGGTATTATTAGTAATATCGGTATTATAGATAGGATTATTGCTTGCTAAAGATAATCTACCATAAGAACTATAGACTCCTGAAGCTCCAGACACAACAGTATTACTATATGATGCTGAACTAATATTAACTATATTAGCTAAAGAATTAACACCAGATACCGTTACAACGGATGGACCAGTTGTACTATTAATGCTAATATTACTGGTAGTAGGATAAATATTAGTAAGTGTGTTGATATTAGAAGATGTAGATACGTTTAATAAGCCGCTAGTATTATTATCATCAACATTGATATTACTGGATTCTGGAGTGATTGTTAATATATTCATTCATATCACACTACTTATATAATTTTTGTAATTTCTGGAACAATAGTCACATTACCTTGTAATAATCGAATAACTTCAGGACCACCGCCATTATAAAAATCATTATTAGATACTAATTCCATATCATATTCTGCTGTTGTAAAGTTATATCCTCCTGTAATACTAGCTGGTATTTTTAAATTAATGATACCACTACTTAAAGGAGATCCAAATTCGAATAAATATAAACCAGAATTGGTGTTTGTAGTAGTAAAAGATAAAGCATTATTAGAATCTGTGATCCATTGCATTCTAGCATGAGAAAATTGAGATAGATCTATTGGTATTCCACTAGCATTAGTATACTGTATAGAGACACCATATGACGCACCTTGCTCGATTACAAAATCATAAGAACCAGCAGACATAAAAAATCCTTCATTTAAGAGTAAAAATTATTTCTATATCCATAATTATAAGTTCTTTGACGCTCAGGATCAAAATCATTACCAACAAAAGGACTAAGAACAGCGCGTATAGCAGTAGCTTCTTTAACATCCCAATGAGAGGTTAGTTCTTCGTAAGATGCACAAGAACCACGCTCCAGAATTGTTTGCCAAGCGGCACTTTGTCCGACTACTGACAAGCTGGCTGGTCCAAGAGCAGCGCGTATTCCTTCCATAGCTGCTTTGGTTCTATATTCACTTTGATCAATAATACAAGCAGCTTTAAGAGCTACTAAACTAATAAAAATAGAATCATTATCTTCTGTTGGATCTGGCGATATAGAAGGATTGGCAACATCTATCACATAGTTATGATCCAATGATACGTCGAATTGTACATATTTAGCTGAAACAACTATAATTTGTAATATTCTATCATCAGAATAAGTTGGGGTTGATCCAAGATCATTAATTAATGTTCTGACCATGATGGGAATTTCTATTTGCCAACTCATAATTTCCCTTTATATTTTGTAAGAAGATCGAATCATATAGTAATACACCTTTAGACATATAAAAAAAGCCGCCCCGTGTGGAGCGGCTAATTTTAGTTCAAAATGAACAACTACTAATTAGAGTGAGCCTAATAGAACTCTGCGGTTGTCTAGAACAGCAAAGCCTTGTTCTGCCCAGCCATAGAAACCGGCTCTCTTTTGACGATGGAGAGTATCGTCTTCGAAGATTTGAACGGCTTCACGAACTGGCATTATAAAGCTATCTCTCTTGCTAAGATCTAAACCAACAACTAGTTCTACGTCGCCTTCTGGTAATGTGCCAGATAGTACGTTGTCATAGAATAGTTGATATTCTTGACTCTCGCCTAGCTCATCAAGGTCGTGTAGGTTAACACCGAATACTCTATTAAGAGTACCATCGGCAGCAACATAGATCTCACGACGTGTAACTTCATCAACTTGGTCAACACCCCAGTTACGAATATCTTCCATAGCTTCTGGAGATACGTAAACGTCTGTGAGTCGGCCACGGTTAGCTGAAGTGGAGTTACCACCACCATTACGACGCATAACGGTCTTCATTAAACTTACAAGACGCTTGGTAAATTGACCAGCATCGGCATCGCTGTCATAAACAACAATGTTACGATCAACACCAGCAGCAAGAAGTGTATGCCAGCCATCGTCATTCATCTTTTTGACGAATTGAGCTTCCATAACTTCCATAGCACGACCAACAACGTCCCAGCGAGCATCACGAGCATACTTTAAGAGGTAGTCGATGCTAGCACCAATGTCATAGGTTGGAACCATGACATAGTCGCCTTCAACATGACGCTCTGGAATATAGCCGTGATTGGGAATTGTGTAAGCAACAAAGTCCTTCTCGGTACCAGGAGCAAGGAAATCTAATGGAAATTCTGGAGTAGCACTTTGAGCAAGTTGGATTGGCTCGAAAATACCATTGAGAATATCACCATTTAGAATACCTTGTCGAAGTGGAAGTTCTAGAGCTTTTGCAAACTCTGCATTAGCACCTAGGGCCTCTTCTTTATTTAATGAGCCAGAACGAACAAGAAGGTCTGTAAGTTCTGGTGTTGGTTCAAAAGCTTTATTGGACATGTTTTTCTTCTCCCTTAATTAAGCGATGTTGACGGATACTTTGGCATAACCATCGGCATCCTTACCACTTAAGAATGAGCCGATTTGAACAGCATTGGTGCTACTTGTACCAATTAGACCACTAGCACCGACATAAGCTGGGGTGCCAACTGTTGGAACAATACCGGATACAAGCATGTTCGTTGTTACTTGGCCGTTACGTAGTACGGTGACCTTGCCACCAACTTGTACTTCGTCTTTGTGCCAATTAATGTGTTGTCTAGTAAGATCTAGATCAACAACATCATTTAGCAAAACGCCAACTGGTTTTGAGCCAGAAGCAGCGGCAGCATATGCTACTACAGCATTAGCGTCATCCATAGAAACGCCAGAACCACTTGTTACGGCACTAACTACACCACCTCTTTCGGCTTCAGTTGTCATGAAGAAAGAGATATCTGTTAATAGTTCGATACGATCTGATTTAAGAGCCATTTGTTATTCTCCCTTATTAAGTTTTTTACCTAGTCTAGCACATACAAAATCAACTAATGCTGCGCGTGTTGTATCTACATTTTCTGTATGATCACTGCCAGCACTTAGATCAAGATCTTCAGTATTGGTTTCAACATTGTCTAGCGCTTCTTCAGTATTTGTTTCATTACTAGAAGATGCTTTCTTCTCTTCTTTCATAGGCATTTCTGCTTTCTTTTTAGCTGCCTCTGTAAAAAGTGCGACAAGAGCATCAAAAGTTGAATCTTCTAATGATTCAAATTGATCAACGGTTGAAGCAACTACTTCTTGGTCTATGCCTTTTTCAATAAGAGAAGCCATTCTTTTCATCTTCTTCTCTTTTTTCATCATTTCTTCTTCTTTATTCTTATAAGCAGCTACAGCTTCTAGAGCGATTTCTAGCTCTGATTTAGCCTTTTTCATTTCTTCTTCTCTCTTCATCATTTCTTCTTCGCTCATTTTTTTCGCTGCTTCTGTTGTTGAAACTAAAGCATCATAAGCACCCTTGGTGTTTTGTAGTTCTGTTTCTAGAGCAACAATTTTATCTTTTAGTTCAGCAACTTGTGTGTAGGCTTCTTTAGTGGCTGAAGCACAATCTGTCATAGCTTGTACTTTTTCTTTGAGATCGGCTACTTCGTTTTCTAGACTCATAGTAATGTTCTCCATGTTATTTGGTCTTATTTCTGATACACCCGAAATATTATTTTTGTTATTTTTTATATTGGCGATGCTTAAAAAATTATCTTTGGTAAATATTATACTATCAGGATTAGCTGGCTTGTCAACATAACCCTTGCCTGAAAAGGTTATATTTCTTAAAACTCTGCCAATTTTATGATTATCATATTCGCCCTTACCACCATACGCACGAAGATGTTTGGTAAGAAATGCTGTTTCATTAGATCTAGCTAATATTTTATATTGTCCAGTTGTATTATCCATTAGACCATAATCAAAACCACTAAACATACATTCCATACTAACATATTTTGTTCCATTTTCAATTTCTGCTATTAATTTTTCAGCTCTATCCTTAAGTTCGGGAGTGGTGTAGGCTTTGTAGATGACAGATCCTGTTACGATATGAAACTTATCAGGAAGTTGTTCTGTTGGTGTTGATGGATCCAACATTTGTCCATCATCATCAATTGGCCAATTAGAAACAATATGACCAATAATAAGATTCTCATTATGTTCTAAATTCGTTGGTTTATCTTCTGGAGTATTTTTGGCCGCCCAAACTTCTTCTTTACTAAAAATATCATCATTTTTATTCCATGATGAAGATACTAAGATTGATTGTACATAATATAGGTCTTTATCATTGTAAGAAGCCAAAGAGGATAGTTTTTTATCATCTTGCTCAATACGCAAAGTATTATTGAATGCTTCTGACTCAGAAGGTTGTGCAATAGAGGCTATGGATATGCTCGCACTAGCTTTGATCAATTCTTCTAAATTATCTGCAATTTCTTGATCATATATTATCATTGAATATCTCCATTATTTTCATAATCATACACCAATGAGTAAAAATAAGATTTGATATCCTTAATATCGTCAACATTCAAATCTCTATTAAGGCTATTTTTGGTTGAATTTAAAAATTGAAGATATAGATTATATGTTTGTTCAGAATTATTGGTCAATGAGGCGAAAGATTTAACAATACTTTCTTCGTTCATGCTAGAGAATGGTGCAGATAAGAGTAGAAGTTTTGTTCTTATCTTTTCAGCTTCAGAATATTCTTCGTGGGATAAACTACGCATATTTTTCTTTTGATAAAATTCTAATAATATTGGATTAATTATATCAGAAATTTTTTCTTGGGCCTCATTTGCCCATATGTGTAATTTAGCGCCTGTTTGTGGACTGAAAGTTTTTGTTTTTCTTTGTTTTGAATCCTTAGAGTTTTTGGGTCTGCCTTGTTGTGGGATACCTTTTAAAGATTCTGGCGAATCTTTAACTGATAATGAATTTTTGGGAGGCATGACTGTTTTCATTTCTAAAGCTGTTTGTTCGCTAGATTTTTTCTTGGGTAAATCTAGACCCACTTGACTTGGTGTGACAATACCTAATTGTAAAGCAACTTTCTTAAGAGTTTCTTCAATCATAGGATCATAGAAAGGACCAGACTTTGGTGGAGTTCTATTGGTTTTTCTTTCTCTGTGTTCTCTGTTAACTCTTGTTCTTTCCATATCAGGATCAAATCCGAATCTTGATTGGACTACTTCGTCTGAGATAATATTTCTATCTAATAATTGTATGAGTAGTGCCTTTTCAGCATCTTCATTACTAAGATCCATTCTATCAAATTCTATTTTAGCTGCGTATTTGAATCCCATAGCTTTCTGTACTATCTCTATTTCTTTTTCCCAAAAACTAACCAGAGTATCTCTACCGTATTGAAGTCTTTGTGTTAATGTTTTCAAGCTTATAAAATTATTAGTAGTACCAGCAGCACCGAATGTTCCAGTTAATGTAGGAGGGATGCCAAGACCGGCATAAACACTATTAAGATGTGGCGTATATTTACCTTCTCCAAGAAAATTATGAACTGTAGTTTTACTTTCGATAAGTTCTATATCTGGACCCCAAACAAGATCCATGGTTCCACCACCAACATTATTTTGTAATATTGAGGATAGTTTAGCTGCTGCTGCTTTAGTTGGGGCTATCTTATGTTCTAGACTGCCTAATTTAAAAATACGAATATTACTAATAGCACCATCTAGGGCTGCCATATCTGCTAATTTTAGTTTTTCTATTACCGTAATATCATCCATGATACTGTAGATCATTGGAAAAGCCCAACTTTGCCAATCGTCTTTCTTGTAATGAAACACACAGGTTTTTTCTGGATCAAGAGGATATGGTTTTTTGGTTTTTGCTGCTTCTAAAATTTGACTAGGTAAACCAGAAACTATAATTTTTTCATTTTCTGTTTTTGGGGAAGCTATGATCTTTCTGAGATTAGATGGTAAAACTAATTCGTATCTTTTCTGTCCAACGAAAGACGAAAGAGATCCTGCTGAAACATGAACATAAACAGGATCTATAAAAGTGTACCTCCAAGGTATTTCTCTTTTTTCAACATTAACAATATCAATATCATTTTCTGTGGTATCAGGAGCTGCCGAAGTTCTAAAAAAGTTTTCAGTAGTCTTTAGGCTTATTTTTGCTGTTTGTCTATTAATAACTATATTACCAGTTTTATATAAGTTATTAAGAAATCTTTCGCTTCTTTCTTTACCATTGATTTTTTTAAACCATTTACGATAAAATCTCTCTGTTTTTTTATTTTTACAAACTAGTTTGATACCTTGTACGGCAAAATCACCCATAAGATCTATAACATTTTTTACTAAACCTACTTTTTGATATATATCATCTGCACGACGAATAATTTCTTTAATATGATTAGGAACAGCTTCGTCATATCTGAAATAATCGTATCCGCCTCTGGTAAGACCAGGGCGACTAGAAATATTAGGTAATATATTGGAAAAATTATTTATTCTACCAGAATATCCTGCTGTAGATCTATATAGTCCGTATTCATCTAAACAACCAGCAGTTTGATCTAAAGCTTTTTGCTTACTATCTAAATCGTCTCCCCATGTAATATAGGCATTTTCGTTAGATAGTACTGAGTTTTCTGTTGATTCGCTTTTTGGATATTTTTTAGCCATAATTATATTGATATTGTAATAGTATTATAATTGTATTAATACACTTATTTATATATTCCCATGTATATATCTTCGTTAGCTCCTTCTGTAAACCAACTAGGACCTCTATACATTTGGCCACTATTTTCTGTTTTTGGTGATGTTTGTGCGTTTGTTCCTATAATATCATAGTTGATAGGAGTAAGTGTTCTAGTGAGTTGTCGTGCTAACATATTGGCGATTAATAATGCACTATATCGGTCTTTTCTTAATTTGCCCTTTTTACCATTTGGTAATTTTAAATCAGGAGTATCCCATCTGTCTCTAGCTCCTGATCCTGTGCTTGTGGAAGTCATAACTATTGTTGTCAATTCGTTTTTTAGTTCTTCAATCTCTAATATACATTCGCTGGTACTATCGTAAATAGGAGTAAGATCAGCTGTTAAAATATCTTTATTTTCTTGATCTAAAGCTAGTGCTAAGCTTAGATTATCAAAACGAGGAAATAATAATACTTTATCTTCAAAATCTTTGCGTAGTCCATGGTTTGCTTGTGCTGTCCAATCTGCTCGTGCAAATTGAACTAATTCTAAAATATGCAATCCTGGCTGATCATCCGTGTCTTTAGATTTATCATTATCTATAACCGGCCAGATTAAATTCTCTCCATCTTCTAATTTATCTGGATCGTGTAATGCTTCTTCGATTGCTACGCCACCACCCTGAGCGTCCATTCCTATTCGCTCACAAGGAAAAACTTTCATTAAATTACGAATTTTCCTAGCACAAAATCCATAAAAATCATGTTCGTTTGATAGTCCTGCTTTTTGTCGTTCTTTAAAGTTTGTTCGATTCGTAGTCCAACAATATACTATTCTGGTGTGTGTTCCGTGACACTCTAATACTACAATACTAAAATTATCTTTTTCACTAGCAGGGTCAATTCCATATACATATTTATTCTTAGGGTCACCGTTTGTTCTTACTTCGAATAGAATTTTTTCATCATTTATAATTAATGGATTATCTGGTTTTACAACACAGCTTTCTATAAGGCTTCGTCTAAAGAATCCATCGCTATCTTCCGTAAAACATGCTGCATATTCCATATTATAAATACCAGTATGAATAGTAGCTTTAGCTCGTGCTACTTGTTTATCGTCCATGAATCCTTTTGGTATTAATTCATAAGGTATACGAATAATACTATAGTCTCTCCAATTAAAATTATCTGGTACTTCACCTTTAAAAATTTCTTCAAGTTTATGAATTTCGCCCTTGCTCTCTATAATAGTTTTGTATCTCTTCCAATAACTAGCAAAGTGCTTGAAAGCATAATCAGCCGTGCCTGCTATTATGGCCTGGTTACCCATTTTGAAACTTAATTCCTCTAAATCACTATTCCATAATCCAGCATCTTTCATGGCTTGTTTTTTAGCTTCTCTTTTTACGTTTTGAATAGGAGTAGCAGAAACTGCCGCGAAACCTGAAACTACGGTCTCATAAATATCTGGAGAAATTGATGCGAATTCGTCTGCGATGATAATGTGTGCTCTTAAACCTCTAATTTTACTACCGTCGCCCATAGGAATAGCAATTGTCCAACTATCTCCGAATCTCATTGTGCATCTATCAACATCTCGACGCGGTCCATCATCGTTACCATTAAAGATACTGCGTAAAATGGCACTATTACGCCAAAATGTTTCCATATATTCGAATACTAATTTACTCTGACGAAAAGCTGCGCCAACCACAACAATTTTGGTTCCTGGAACAAAGATGCATTTAAGAGTACAATACAATGCCATTAAAAAGCTTTTGCCGAAACCACGAGACGCAATGAACATTGGAAAAGGACGAATCCAGAATTCTTGTAAGATAGCAATTTGTATAGGATGAAGTTCAATATCAAATAATAATTTACATGTTGATCCAAAATTAACAGGATTTCTTAGTAATTTTAGAAGATGAATATCTGGCCTTTCGATATCTTGCTCTATCCTATTAATCATAGGATTATTAGATATATTTAGTTGTGATAGTTCGCCAAGATTTAACCACGCATCTTCATACATTGTGCGAATCCTTATTTTTTTCCATTTTATGAATACGCTTCAAAATAGAAGTGGCCATCTGTTCAGCATTATCAGAGTCGCCACAAAAAATAACATTAATATGGTGTTCGATTTGTAAATCAATAAGATGCTTCATAATATAATTGGGACTAATTTTAATTTTATTCCACAATCGTTTGGGTATTGATGATCCTACAGGATACTGAAGAACGCTCTGTAGATTAAATTCTAATAATATGAAAGGATATTTAATTTGTTTTAATCTGTTAATAACATCTTCAAATCGACTTTCTGTAATATTATTAGCAATCTCAGCAACATTACGTTTTCGTTCTATGGCCACAATATTTTCCAAACCTTGTATGCTATAATCCCCGGTATCTAATTTATGATGGGCCGTCGAGTATTCTGAGAATTCCCACGGCTTTTGTTCGCGCGTATCAATTATTATTGTAAAATCGTCATTTATCATAATGTTTATTCGATAATAGTTTACTAAAAAATTCTATATAGCTATCTTCATTATTTTTTACCATATCATGATGAGCTTTGCATAATGTTATACCATTATTAATATCGTATCTTAAATGAGCATTAGATGCCCACTTGTTAATATGATGAACATGTAGTTTTTTACTATTAGAACAATTAGGCCACTGACAAATACCGTGGTCTCGTTGTCTTACTTTTTGTCTCCATGCTTTGTAAAGGGGATCGCTATAATCACGCTTCATCTGAATTCTTTAATACTGCTTCTGGTGTTAATAAAGGAATGTCTAATTTACCATCCTGATAAGAATGATATTGCTGTAAAACATCTTTTGTCTTGTTAGTGGCCATATTGAGAATAACCATTTCGCGCCCTTCTTTTTCTCTTATCTCTTCGTCTTCTAGCATACGTATAAGGCCCGTCCAGCTACTTTTGCCATCTTCGATACGTTTGATTCGTTGTTCTCTTGTGGCTTTTAAGTCTTTGCTTATTTTTTGTTGTTCAGTAAGAAGTTTAGTATATTCGTTGGTATAGTTGGCCACACTATTACGGGCGAAAGTTAGTTGAGTTTCTAAATTGATAAGTTTTTGGGTATCTCGTTGATCTTCTGGTTTGGCGTATATGTCATTAATAACTTGTTGTAATTTTTCAGTTTCGTTTATGTGGCGTTTTCGCTCTTTCATAGAACGATTAATAAGAATATCAATGGTTATAAATTGTTTGATCTGAAGTTCTTCGGCGGGTAAAACGTCTTCTCTAAATTGTTTGATAAGGTTAATCCAAATTTCTTCAAAGTAATCTAGTTCGCCACTATCTTCGTCAAATTGTTTGGTAATTTCGTTCCAGAAACTTTTACTGTGTAATTTTGTTCGTAAAATTTCATCACTATCATCATGTGTTAGTAACAATTTGCTTTCTGTTACATATCTTTTTATTGGTGCAGATGATCGATTTAAATTGGTGGCAATCTGGTCAATAGTAAGAGAACCTATATTATCTCTTATGAATTTTTCTTCTTCCAGACTAAGCTGGCCTCTTTTTTTAGGAATTGATGTCATAATCTTTGAGTATTTGTTTAATTTCTGAGTGTAATTTTTTAATCTCTAATTTGGAAACTTTACTGCCGCCTTTTAGTTTGAGAAATATGGGGCGATTTTTAACACTAATATTAAGATCTATAATTTTTAATAGTTCTTTATTACTTATGCTATTAAATAATTCGTTACTATTAATTTCTTTGGCATTTTCTCCTATAGTATCAATACCAATGGGCTTCATGATATTTTTCTTAGCATCATTTCGTTTGCTCCAATTTTCATATAATGAACAGTCATTTTTATTAGAAAATTCTGAACATCCTGAAGCTAGTGAGGTATTATAAAATGGACATGTTAAGCAGGGTTTATCTGGTCGTTGATAGTTGTCTCGTTTGTAATTAAAGAGGCGATTTCTAACATGTGTCCATAAGAAGTTTTCTAGGGGGCGACTTTTATCATAATTTTTTAATCCTTCAAGCGCAAATATGGCGGCTTGTTGTTTCATATCTTCGTGGCTGTGATATCCAAATTTAAATTTATAGCCTAATTTTTGGCTAATTTTTTCCCAAGCTTGTAAAAATTCAGCTTCGCTCACCTTGTTCTGAATTAGTTTGGGTTTTTTCGTCATGTATTATTTCCTTTAGTGGTTTATCTATAGTATCGTGGAGTTCAGCTTCTGTAACTAGTTCAGTATTAGCTACTGTTTTTAAAACTGATGAAGCTACCGTGGGAAAATTATTGTTTATATTCATAAAAGCACCTTGACCGGTATTTTGTTCTATTTACTATTATAGTAGTAGATACACAAAAAGCAACTTTAAGGAGACACTAAATGTCAAAAACATATAAAAAGTGGACAAAAGAAGAACTAGAATTTATCAGTAACAACTCTCAAAATATGAAGGATGAGGAAATTGCGGCCTACTTAAATAAGACGGATAGTAGTCGAACAATTAGTGTGGGCATGGTTCGTAGACAAAGACGCAAGTTAAGTATTGTGAAGCCACGAGGTCGTAAGCCATCCAAGGTTAACGAATCTGCTGAAGCATGATAGTATAAAACTGATTAAATTTTCTAGCAACAAAGGGGCAGAGTTACTTCTGCTCCTTTTTTGTTGGTTGGGGGATTATGGCTATTAAACTGGCCAATTATATATGAGGTGCTTATTGTGTTTATACCACCGCCCCGTTTTGGGGGTGTGGCCCCTTGTAAGGGGGGAAACAAAAAAACCCCCCTATGGTGGGGGACCCGACCATCGTGGCAGGCTTTTGACAAAATGGCAGGACAAAATGGCAGGAACTGCAAATATGGCATAGATACCAAAATGGCAGAATGTTGAAAATCGCGGGAAAAACAGCATTTTTGATTTTTTTTGGGTTTGGCATGGGGTGTGCATATTATTCTGGCATCGGAAAAGGATACAAACCAGTAGAAAGAAAGGTAGAAAAATGAAAATCGGTGATTTTGTTTTTGCCGAATACGATAACGGCGAAATTGTCAACGGAGAGGTGGTCAGCGTCAGAATGTTCGGTGATCGTACCCTGCTAACTGTCAAGTGTGAGCAAGGGTATCGGTCGATCTATACCGACAAGTGCGTCACGTTTGATATTCTGGAAACCACCCCCTAACTTTGGGGGTTGAGCGTCAAAAAAACTTTGGTATCCTAGTAGAAAGCAAAGGAAAAAAGCAAAATGAAAAAGTATAAGATTATTCGAGACGCGGAGAGGGTTGCCCGGTCGTGCTTCCTAGGGATTGCTATCCCTTGCGACAAGTCTACCGCGGATGGCGGTATGATCCGTTCGGAAAAGGTTCTCAAGTTCAATCGCAAGGCTTTGCGGAATATCGGTAAGGCTAAGGCCGATAAGGTTGACCCCCGCATGTTGGGGGGTGAGGATACGATGATCGTCAAGGTTGGCCAACCCGGAAGTAAGGAAAGGGTTGAGGCTTTGCGATCACAATATGAAGCCATTGAGGCTTGCGACGAATCGGTTTCGCCGTTCGCGTGGGAAGCGTAAACGTTGTAGATAGGATGTTCGAAGGGTACTTTGAAAAAAAGGAATTATCATGACGATCTTGGAAAGTGACTGCTGCTACGCTCCCGTTGTCGCGGGAGACATTTGTACACGTTGCAAAGAACACTGCGAACCCGTATGGGTGGAAACGGAGGAGGATAATGGTCAACCCGGATTCATTCCGGGAACCTAATCCCCCAAAGGTAGGATATACACAATCCTCCCCCTAAAGGGGGGTACTGCCAAAATGGCAGATTTTGCCCGAAAACTGCCAAAATGGCAGGCTAGCAAATATTATACCAAAGCATGCTAAAAATTATTTTTTTGTTTGGCATGAAATTATATTTTGATTTTTTCAAAGATTTTTCTTGCATTGGTCGATTTACTCTGTATAATGAGTGCATAAGAAAGAAAGAGAGAAAGAAAAA